ACCGAGTTAGTAGAAGGCAAATGGGTTCGACTCCCACCCGCGGGGAACTGCGGAGGTCCGTAAAGGGGACTACGCTGGACGAAGCCCAAGTGATATCCATCGTGCTCGAGGTCAGGCTAGGCGGCCGGTAGGTCCTGAATAAATCTACGATAAACGTGACGTAGGCTTACAAATTCAATATGGGGGGAGCCGAGGGCGGCGGTGGGTCCTTGCAAGACTCATGACTACAAGGGTTCGATACCCTGGTCCTCCACCAAGTTTATTCCCGGATAGTGTAGTGGTAACACAACAGACTTTGACTCTGCTATTGTAAGTTCGATTCTTACTCCGGGTGCCAATATACAAATACATTAGTGAAAGAACGAGCGTAGCTCTTAGGGCTTAGCCTGCGGCATTGTCCTTCGACGGTGGCTAGTGTATTTCTATATCGGTCCGTAACTCAATGGATTAGAGTGCTAGTCTTCGAAACTAGAGGTTGGGAGTTCGAGTCTCTCCGGGCCGGCCAATTAATGGTGTTGTTAGTGTAATGGCTGCACGGCTGTCTGTGAAACAGTCAGGGAGGGTTCGATTCCCCACTTCACCCCAATAATGCTACTTTAGCTGATGTGGTCATAGCGGCGGTTTGAAGCACCGTTGAAAGAGGTTCGATTCCTCTAGGTAGCACCAATATTGCGAGTGTGGTGTAATGGTAGCCACAGGAGACTTAAAATCTCCCGTCTTCGGGCGTGCCGGTTCGACTCCGGCCACTCGCACCAAGTAATGCCCCTCTAGCCCAATTGGTATGAGGCGTCTCTCTCAAAAGGAGAATCGTCCCGGTTCGAGTCCGGGGAGGGGTACCAGTTAGAAAATAAATTTATGTGAGGGTGGCAGAGAGGCCCAATGCAGTGGATTGCAAATCCGCAAAACCGTGGGTTCGAATCCCACTCCTCACTCCAAGACAATGCTCGGTTCGTCTATCGGTAAGGACGCTGCCCTTTCAAGGCGGAAAGACGAGTTCGATTCTCGTACCGAGTACCAATTTTTTAAAAGGAGATCTGTCATGAAAAGTGACAAGAGTGATAAGATGTCGGGGGTATAACTTAACGGTAAAGTAGTAGGCTTTTAACCTATTAATCAGAGTTCGATTCTCTGTGCCCCTACCATATAAAAACATATTAGCCACAGCCTAGACAAATAGACTTAGGGTGCGTAGCACGTTGTCGTTAGTGTGTTTCTATATGGTGATGTAGCAAAGTGGTAATGCACTACCTTCATACGGTAACTATCGTAAGTTCGAATCTTACCATCACCACCATATTTGGTCTCAAAGTGTTCATGGACGCACATCAGCCTGTCACGCTGAAAGAAGGGGATCGTTACCCCTTGGGACCGCCAAATATATTTTTTAAAGATAGTCAAAAAGACTTGTGTTTTTAAAATAATGATCGTATAATACATACATGCTGTTAAACAACACAGCTAAATGTTCATTAAAAAGTTAAGCAAGATATTTGCCCCGATGGTGGAATGGTAGACACGTTGGTCTTAGAAGCCAATGTCGAAAGGCGTGAGAGTTCGAGTCTCTCTTGGGGCACCATATTAAAGCATACTGCTGAAGTTGGTTCAGTTAGACAGGGAGATCCAATAGCCTATGTCGTTAGTATGTTTCAATATGGTAAAGAATTTAAGGGTGGTTTAACATCCTGTAGGCGGCTCGCCGCTTACGAAGAATAACTGTGGTGACACAGCCAAAGGAGGTATGCCTACATAACTCCGCTAGTAATAGTTCATTTAAGCAAGCCTGCTCACTGTCGCGAGACAGCGATCACTGATAAGACCGGTGGTTGTAACAGCAAAGCTGATGTATGGGGAAGAACATTGTTCGACGTGCCGCAAGGAACACGGGGCAGTGAAAAGTAACAGGTGGTGCTGACTTCCATACGAAACCAATCAGTCAGTTGGTATGAGAAAGGGTAGTGTATTTGTCCGAAGGGTCGCTCCTAAGGGCTCGTATGCAGTTTGAGTGGTTGGTGGAATACGTTGTGAAACGTTGTTACATCGATCGCAAAAGACGACTGAGTAGCTCGCGAGGCAAAAGGTACGTGGTGTGTTGTATTGGGTAGAGCAAAACTTTATTCAGCAACAGAGTCAGCACATCGCAGTAGGTTCAGTTATAGCACAATGGTAGTGCATCTCCCTGTTAAGGAGACGGCTGAGGGTTCAACTCCTTCTAACGTTTAAAAAGCAAAGACTGACTCGGTCATATGTGAAAAGCATCTAATACTGTAGTGGCAACACAATACAGTCAGACGTAACTCGCAAGGTGAAATCTGTTTATGCAAGAAGTTTCGTAACTGTTTAGCGACAGTGAATGGCTCTAAAGGTCAACGGGATAGAAAGCGTAGAATAGCATATGGCGACAAGACTAATGCCTGTCTTTAAAAACGGCGATGTTGGCAGCAGACTAGGTTACATAGCAATATGGATCTAGTGGAAGTCGGAAGAAAGCGGTCTCGCAAGGATCGTAATAATGTCCGAGGTGTTGTTAGGTAAGCATGTATTCTCAGTGCTCCACTATTCTAAAACACATTACGAGTCCATGCCTCTTCCGCAATTAAGGAAGGACAGTGTGTTTCAGAATAGTTTGCCTCGTTCGTCTAATGGTAGGGCCCTGCTTTTACACGGCAGAGACGGCAGTTCGATCCTGTCACGAGGTACCAAATTAGGAAGGTTGGATGAGTGGCTTAAATCAGCAGTTTGCTAAACTGCGGGGTGCCGTAAGGTGCCCCGAGGGTTCGAATCCCTCACCTTCCACCATGTTTTTTTAAAAGAGGAAATATATGAAACCAGGTCCAAATTATAGAATGAGTTCGCTGCTTAAAATCAGTTTAGCCACAGGTAAGTTTACAGATGCACATCAACGTGGTGCGTGGAAACGTGCATGTATCGATGCCGAACTATGTGCTGCGGTTCAACCTAAGCGTGAAAAGAGACCTGCTGGTCCGGGCGGATATGCAAAAAATCCAACCGGTACTGCTTCGACTAGGTCATGATTCGGGGGATTGGTATAGCTGGGAACACGGTAGCTTTGCAAGCTTCAGTCGGGAGTTCGATCCTCCCATCCTCCACCAGGATAAGTAGTAGTAGGCCCTTTTAGTTAAATGGTATAACAGTTGATTTGTAATCATCAATTGGCAGTTCGATTCTGTCAAGGGGCACCAGGATTACCAAAAAGACTTGACATATCAAGTTAAATGTTATATAATAGTTTTGTTGGGGCAGTAATGCTTCAACCGGTGAGGCGAAGGGTAGAAGAGGATAGACGAAAAGGCGTGAGCTTCATGCTTACTCCAAACTTACAATCCAAACTTGAAACTTGGAACGTGTTTATGTGATCCGATCCCTAATAGAATGTCATTTGTTAATCGGAAATATATGGACCTCTGTGTATTGTATATTGCACATTGTCAAGAAAGATTACAATTCTTTCGTTTGTACATTGTCCGGTCTATTACTTGACCTTTCGTTGACCCGTCATTGTTGTTTGAAAAAGGAAGAAAATGAATATCACACTGAGAAAAGCAAATGCTGTACAGAACAGCATTAACGATACTGTCAAAGGTATCAAAATTGATTTCACGGTCGAACTCAACGAGTTCCAGAATGTTGAAGATGCCATCACCAAGGCCAACTCTGAATTGGTATCTAACGATGCTCGCAGACAGAAATTGATCATGGCTCTGTACAACATCCGTGCATTGGTAGGCACAGCCAACGCAGCCAGCGGCATTAATACTGCACTGGCCAAGGCAGCATTCATCGATAAGCGTATCGGTCAGTTGGAACAGTTTGCAAACGGCAGCGAAATGGTGTCGTTAGATGTAATCAAAGGCAAGATCGAAAAGATCAAGAACGACAAAGGCGAAACCAGCCGTCGTAGCATTTACGGTTACACTGACACCGTGTCTACATCTATCCTAAGCAAGGATCAGATCGCACAGGCCAAGGCAGAAATCTTGAATCTCAAGAAACAGAAGCAACAGCTCAACGATGAAGTGCTGGAGTTGAACATCAAGACTGAAGTCCCGCTCAGCGATGATACAGTGGCCACTCTACAAGCTGAAGGCTTGATCTAACAGACCCCGTCTTACTATTTCTACGTTAATGAAATAGCGTCCCTGAAACGATAGAACAGGGGGTACACTAGGACCTGACCTTACAGTCTCCCGTTCGGAGATCCTGAAAACTGCCTAGGGTGAGGTATAACACCGATGCCAGAAGAACAAATGTTATGGACAGAGTAACCGCTCAGTCTGGGGCTCCTGTGGTGGGAGTAGCCAGACACTTTATAAAAGCTCTTTGAAGTTTAACTACACTGGAATAAGCAAGTAACTGCTAAGTCGACTACACAGTGAAAGTCTCCAGGAAGATAAGGAGTTAAACAGTTTCGTTCGATTCGAACAGAGAGCCTCTATAAAGTTATTTTAATAAAACACATTTTGCCTAAACATAGTTTAGGTTGGAAGGACTGCACACCGGCGTCGACAAAAGTGCGAAGTGTGTTTTATTAAATTTATCGCGGGATGGAGAAGGTGGTATCTCGGAAGTCTCATAAGCTTCAGATCGTCGGTTCGACTCCGACTCCCGCAACCAGTTTTTACAAAGGCAAAAAATGAAACTAACTGATAGCCGTGGCCCCACAGTAGATACACAACAATGTGTAGAACAAGTAGGAGGTAACAGATTTGATCTTGTACTAATAGCCACTGTGAGAGCTAGAGAACTCAGTCGCAGGCATAAAGCAGCAGGTCATGCTACCCAGATCAATGCTCCCGTAAGTGCCTTGTTAGATATCCAAGAAGGCAAGATAGGTAGAGAGTATCTTAAAAAAGTAGAATAAGTTCGGAGTGTGGCGCAGTCTGGTAGCGCACCTGGTTTGGGACCAGGGGGTCCAAGGTTCGAATCCTTGTACTCCGACCAGTGTCAGTTGATAAGTAAAGACAGTGCGGGGTTAGTTTAATGGCAAAACAGCAGATTTCCAATCTTCGGTCGAGAGTTCGATTCTCTCACTCCGCTCCATAATATGCAAGTAATCGATCAAACAGAACTTGTTCGTAAGTTTAACTTTCGCAGTGTAATCACTGAGCAAGATGATGCAGATGCCTGCAACATTATCAAGAACATCATTGCCGACGGCAATTACTTTACTAATAGTCCCAAGTTTCAAACCAAAGAAAATATCTTTGCCAGACCAGAACCCATATGGTTGAAATATCGCATGAGCTTTATGTTTAGCTTATTCATGTATCTGGGTCGTGAAGTAAAGGTTTCTGACATGATGGCCTGGAGTTTTATGACCAATCTCCAGGGTGCCGAAGATCGTGAAAAACTGTGGCACAATCATTGGCATCCAAAAAATCCCAATAGTAAAATGTTCAGCGGAATATATTATCTGCACATCCCCGATGATGTCAAGGATCGGGACTATTGCGGCACAGAGATAGCACCTAATGGTGCAGAGCAAGATGGCAAGTATTTCATCACTCCTACAACAGGTCATTGGATCATATATCCCAGCAATACATGGCACCGTCCAGGTATTGTGCAGAGCAACCAATATCGATTCGTATTGGCAGCAGACATAGAATGCTCCTATAGTTAAATGGCATAACGCATCCTTGGTAAGGATGTATTTCAAGTTCGATTCTTGGTTGGAGCACCACTTGACAATATTCAAATAAGATTGTATAATTAAGTAATACGCAAGGAGTTCTTATGGATATTCAAGTTATGGCAAGGAAAAGCGCCAGCAAACTGTTGGTTGAAACCTGTCTACAAGTGTTTCGAAATGAATTGAAATTACAGAACAGTCGGTACTCGCTGATAGTTGTTCCCGAAAGAGGAATGAGCGTCAAAGAAGGAGTGCGAGGCAGTGTGTTCAAACTAGGACCCACTGTTATAGGTATGAGCATAGATACAGCTCTTGACATAGAAAGATTGATCATTGCGCTGGCACACGAAATGGTGCATGTCAAACAGTATGCTCGAGGACAGATCACACATGGAAAGAATCTCAACAGCAGATTTTGGATGGGTAAAAAATTCAAAGGACACTATTATGATCTTCCCTGGGAAGTAGAAGCTTTCAGCAAGGAAAGAGTTTTAGCCAACAAGGTATTCCAAATCATAGACAAGGCAGATGCCAAAGTAAAATCAAAGAAAAATGTCAAAAAGTGATCTAATTGAATTAACCGGAGCAGTTGAAGAAGTACTGCCAGGCAGCATGTTTAGGGTCAAGGTAGATAACCTACCTAATATTCTTACCTGCTATACCAGCGGTAAATTGAAACAGCATAAGATAAAAATTATCTTAGGCGATAGAGTGAAAATTGAAGTTAGTCCATACGATCTAACCAAAGGCCGTGTAACATACAGACTATAAAATATCATGAATATTTCAAGAGCAGAACAAAGTGTTATCAAACACAATCAGGAACAGTATCGTTTAGATCAGATTCGTTTGGAAAAACAACGAGCTAATGATTATTGTAAAAAGGTTGAAGAACGCAGACTTGACCAAATCATTGCAGACCGAGTAAGTAGAAACCTTCGCCTAGATTTAGACAAGGGTCGACATATTGATTTAGAATGTTAAGGAGATAATTATGCCGTGGATTCAAAACGTAGCCCTTGTGGATATCCCCAGGGGCTTTCACTTTGATGCAGGTGAGAACAGTATGCTGATCCAGATCGTGGATCCTGGCATGGAATTTCCTGTGCCCAAGCATCAGTTCAAAGAAATTCATCAGTTTGAATTTCTTGATATTGAAGAAAATGATTTCTCCATAGACGAAGCATGGCGTTGCAGTCAAGAACAGGCCAACGAGCTCGTTCGCTTGCTGCAACATGCTCTTGAAAATAGGATGCAGGTTGTCGTGCATTGCCATGCTGGTATTTGCCGCAGTGGTGCAGTCTGCGAAGTCGGAGTCATGTTGGGCTTTGACGACACCGAAGTATTTCGCAGTCCTAATCTATTGGTCAAACATCGTATGATGCGAGCATTGGGCTGGACCTATGACGAGCAAGAACCTCACTCTATTAACGGAGTTACTTTGCCGTCTGGAATAGTTATTCCGGCTAAGACTATAGACTGGACCAACGACAACGAAAAGGTCTTTACTCTTGCCGCAGAACGTAGGGCACGTAGAATCAAAGAAGGTGATATATGAAAACCGTTGTTTTACATCGTAATGATATCGAACGAATCTCTGACATCTTGTCTAAGTTTCCGGATGTTCAAGCATTTGAACTAACACAAGAAAGTTCTAGTGGTATTGGTTCTGTTACCTACATTACCTTTGCACAAGATATCAACGGACATAAAGGCTCATTTGAAGTAGAAGTGTCGGGTGTAGAACACTGGTAAGCTGTGGCGTCTATGCTACACTTCGGTTGACAGGTTCTCTTTTTGATGTTATAATTATATATTAAACAGTGAAAGGAATCAAATGGCTGGCAAGGCGAAATCGATTTATCTCACAGTAACTACGATGGATCACAAATCAGTTTTTCATCGTATGTTTTTCAACGCAAAAGAATTCAATGAGTTTGTTAAAACTGATGAATTCAAAGCAAAGTACCCAACGACAGAATTTAAAATTGTAAAAGAAACTTACTAAAAAGGAGGCGAATATGCCAAGTGTATTCTTAGTAAGCGATACACACTTTGGTCACACTGGTGTATGTCGCTTCACACGTAACGATGGTGTTACAAAACTTCGTCCATGGGACTCAGCTGAGGAAATGGACGAAGCTATGGTCAAGTCGTGGAACGAAAGAGTCAAGCCCACGGACAAGGTTTATCACCTTGGCGATGTGGTTATAAACCGCAAGGCGCTAAAAACCTTATCTCGCTTAAATGGAGACAAGGTGCTTATCCGTGGCAACCACGATATTTTCCGTGATGACGACTATCGAGAGTATTTCCGCGAGTTACGAGCATATCACGTTATGAACGGAATGATCTTGAGCCATATTCCGTTACACAGTGACAGCTTAGGTCGATTTGGTGTTAACATTCACGGACACACTCACGCAAATCGTGTGCGTAAGGCTCGTGGAGTTGATGCACGTACAGGAGAAGTTTTGTACAGTGACGAAATTGATCCACGCTATCATTGCGTTTGCGTAGAACAAACTCCGGACTTTGCGCCTATCTTATTCGAAGATGTGTTAAAGCGCATCGAAGCAGAAGGTGGCAGTGTAGGGTTTAAGAGTGGTAACGGACCTATAGCAGATTAGGACGTAGTCCTATAGTAGCGCCAGCCCCAAGGCGCTTTACAAAAAGGGCAGAATAGCACCTCCGGGTGCTATTTTTTTGACTGGAAAATCTAAAAATATTTTGTATGGTACTGGTTGTTCATAAATATCTTCATGCAACCAGTGACCCATTTAAATTATCAAATTGACAGACTTAAATTATTAGCAGAATCTCAATCTGTAAAAAACGAAGCTGAGGTGTATACTGATCCAAGATATCCCGGCTATGAAATTCCAGGGTATCTTATAAAGCACTATACCAGCGAATACACAACTAAAATAATGAATGATCTCGGAGTGCAAGGCAAGTCCAGATTTTATTGGCTGCATCCTTTTACTAAAATTCCAGAACATATAGACAACGGCACCCTATGCGGAGTAAATTTTGTGCTAACGGAAAACGCCAGCCCTATTACTTTTGGAACCACAGACTATCATTATAAATCAATTATTGTTAATACTACTATTCCACACAGTGTTACTAACAACGAGCACGAACGTGTGTTGTTTAAAATCAGTATTTTTGACACTACATATGAACAGTTGGTGGAAAAACTACAACACTATCATTCATGCTAATAGACCGTGAAAAAATCATTCAGGAAACATTACAGGTATTCAAACACACTGAAAAATTCCGAAATATCACTGACTTCATTGATCAATTCCAATACTCGGAAATACACAGAAATTTTTTAACAGCCACTGATATCTTCATAGACTGCGATCAGCTCAGTAATGATATAGAGCGATATAACGACTATTTTCAACCGTGGGGAAACAAACACAACGACTTGCCCCGATACGGTCTGGCGTTGGTTAATCAAGATGGCACGTTGAAAACTGATGATCCTATCAATGGGTCATTGCATGAATGGAATATCAAACATCCGGACAATGTAATCATTGAAACTGATTGCAGAGAACCCACAGACGTGCTGTCAGCAGCTTCTTTGTTACCACTGAATATTTTTAACGGGCATTGGTGCAGATCAAATATATTGAAATGGCACCGTGGAGCTAAATTCTATCCGCACATAGATACCTGTATACCTAGTCCCTGGATAAGATTGTGGGCTACTAATGATGCAGAAAAAATCAATCTGAGATACATGGACGAGCAGGGAGTCATGCAATCTGTGCCAAACATCGAAAATGGTAGAGTGTATGTGATCGACACAGCTGTGGTACATGATGCAGAGTGCCACGACACCGTATACCAATTATTTTTAAGTGTTACTCCCCAGGCCATAAATATACTCAAGGAAAGACTGTGTATAACATAGACAACAACATACCCGGGTGGCAGGACTATGTTCTCAACATAGACAGTGATCGTGGACCGTTAACAGTGAAGTGGAGTCAAGCTGACAAATTAGCGTTTTGGGCTAACATACAGGCTGGCGTTTATCTACAGAAAACAAACTCATTACAAACTTTTTATGAATTCTTCCCTAGATGGTATCAACTGTTCTGGGATCGAAGATTTGTACAAGGACTGTTTGATGTTGCAGATGATTCTGTGATTTTAGATATAGGATGCGGTATTGCGGTAATTGATCTGCTGTTAGCATCTTATCTTCCTCGCAGTAAATTCTATCTTCTCGATCGGCAGGGATACAACTTTACAACTGGCATCTACTACGACGACAACTATCCTGTGTATCACAATTGGGATCCTGTAATTGATGCTATATCTACAAGTGGGTTGGATCATAACAGATTTGTTTTTTTAGAACCTGAAAATGCTTGGCCTGAGCAGGTGGATGTAATTACTTCATATTTCTCTTACTGTTTTCATTATCCAAAAGAAAAATACTGGGATAATATTTTAGCTTCGTTGAAAATCGGAGGAAAGCTGATATTAGATGTAAGGCAATTATCCGATAGAGATACAATAGGAGAGATCAGCGAAGTTATGAAATCCACACCCACCTGCCATTGGTTTGATAGTAAATTACCCGAACATGTTGATAACATGCCTGCTCCTATACCAGGCATGCCCATGGGAGGAAGATGTATGTGGACGAGGAACAAATAATGACAGAATTTAACCTGGGGGAATTTAAAGATTTATTTCCTTTGAAAATCTATGAAGCTGAGTATCCGGATTTTCATAAAATTAAACAAAAACTACTCGATGATCTAGAGCCTCATTTTGCTACGTTGTCTCCTGGAAATGAGTATATCGACTCCTCGGGAAATCCGTTGATATATCGAACATTGCCTAATTTAGAAAAAGATCCTAACTTTAAAGAACTTATAGAATTTGCAGAACATCACGGGAGGATCTATTGGAAGGAATGTAAGCTCACAAACCGAGTTGATCCTTACGTGTTGCACATGTGGTCTAACAAAATTCCGCCTGGGGGTTTCACTCCGGTTCATGTACACACGCCTATACCAATTGCAGCAGCATTTTATATTAATGCCAACAACGATATGGGAGTCTTAGAAATAGAGAATCCCATTGACACTATACAAAAATTAATGCCAAGAGATAATTATTTTTTTCCACCCCAGGAACTACATAAAGTAAACGTATCAGACGGAAAACTGGTACTGTTTCCAGGATGGGTAAGACACTGTACACGATCAAATCTTACAACTGAAAATCGAGTGATTGTAAGTTTCGACATAGGAGCAAATATAACATATCATGCCAAAAACCATTGACATTTTTCCTCAGACCATTTACGAAGTTGAGTATCCGAATTTTGAAAAAATACAATCTGCGCTTACTACACATATCAATACAGAATATAAAAATCAACTAATAGAGGATTATTCTGCTCATGACCATCCTATTCGGTTAGGGTCATTGACGAAAATTTTTGATAGCAACGATAATTATAAATCAGGAAAAGTCATTGAAGATCAAACGTTGATATCTCTCATGGATTTTATCACAGAGCACGGCCGAGCATATTGGAAAATATTAAATCTATCAAGCCATCTGGACCCTTACATTTTACAGCTTTGGGTCAACTCTGTAGGAAAAGGCGGGTTTGTAGCAAGCCATAATCATAACCCTGTGCCTGTCTCTGGAGTGTTTTATATCAATGCAGAGCCTAAACAAGGAAATCTTTTTTTAGAAAATCCGTTAGACATACTGTTAGGAAGAAGTGCATTGGACGTAACTGCGAAAACACCTACAAGATTTAATTATGAGATAGAATCTGTAACTGGAAAATTAGTTTTATTTCCTGGTTGGATGAAGCATTTTACAAGACCCAACACTACTGACGAGTCAAGAATAAGCATGGCTGTGAATTTCGGATGCCAGGGGCAGGTGTCATTCACAGAATTTATTTAGAATCCCATGATCCTAGAATCTATTCTAAAGTTTCCTGTGTGATCTAGTACTTTAATATCATACCGAGATCCAGGAAATTTATACTGTTGAAAAATAACGTGTATCAGAGACTTAGGAACGGTAACAGTTTTGACCTTGTTGTCACCTTCATAGATATTAATTGTTAAAAAGAAACTGTTTAAATCGTTGTCCATTTTTCTCTCGCATAAGTTAATAATTCTTCGATCTGTTCTTGATCAAGGCATCCGCAAAGATATGCGAATCCCAACGTTGCCCCGAACACCTCTAGATGGATGATCAGCATTTCATTTTTGCTTAGATTCCAATCTTCGTGATCAATATCCGACCAAAAATATCCCACCGTGTCTTTATATCGATTAGAAGCTTCACACAATCCTTTAGGCATACCACAACTGTGTGTTTCACTGATCTGCACAGCAGCTTGAATAAGATCTAAAGATTGATCAAAATATTCAGTGAAATAATCTTTGACTGAATTTTTATATTCCGCATCAATACTGGCATTTGGAATTAACCCGTCGGTGAGTTCAGGCCAACTAAAAACATCATCATTGAAATTGTATCCGTAATCCCTGTTTGGTGATTGCAGTTCTACATATTCCCATGTTGTATTGTCTAATACAGTTTCTTCTCTAAAAATAGGAATATCGATTCTAAATTTGCCGCTGGTAATTCCCGCCTGATACAACTCGTTGTAACATACCCAATCTGTCTCTTGAAAATTCTTTTTGATTCTATAAATCATCCCATTTCTAAGATCGCAGTATGACACTACACGATCACTCATGTAATAATACCCGTTGTCGTCACGCTCGATTCCGAAGTCGGCGATCGTAGGATTGTTTGGATGAACCAAGTAGTTTTTTTGAAATTCTTTGTTTTTCCAGTTGATGACTCTAACCTGCAGTTCTTTTTGCAAAAAGTTTCGTCTTAGTAGTTGTATGCTCATGATATATCCTGGGGTTCTATAACGTAGTATTTATACTCATGTTTTGTCCTGGCACAGTATTCATTGATCAACAGCATTCTTTTATCCAATAGATCCTTGTTTTCTACAGCAAACTGATAGAAAGTTTGGGCACTATCGAAGCATAATGCTTTATCGCATCTATAGTCGTCTCTGTAAACATTCTCATCTACACCCAAAAACCCTGATAATTTTTTTGCATTTTTGTGTAGTTCTTGAATGAGTTCGTATTTCATGTAGATATCGCCGAAGAATTCGAACTCAGTGTCGGGCCGAATAAATGAAGCTACTATTTTAAACATTATGATCCCATTGTGCTGACCAATACTTGCCCTTGGAAGCTATGTTAAATGCTAAAATCAGTCTATCTTCGGCAGAGGTATTAGGCTTTACACTGTGTTTAATGTACCCAGGAAACATAACAAGATCCCCCGAGTTAACTGATATTTCTTCTCCGATAGGATATTTCACATTAGGTCCTATAGGCTGCGTCATTAAAATTGTATCCATGGGATTTTCTAAAAATAAATTGCCTTGGTCTGGACTTGCCTTTATGTACAGCACAGCAGTGAATGGCATGTTGCCGTGTAGATGAGAATCCACGTATCCTCCCTGTGGAGTTTTATTAGCCCACATCTGATACACAAACGGAGTTAGTTCTTGATAATACCCGCATTGATCCCAGTACTCAATTGCACACTGTTCTACAAACGCTACAACATCTGCTGTGTCTTCTTTGAATCGTTGGTGCAGGTCCGGATATGTGTGATAAGAACATATTGTGCCCTGCTTCATAAAAACATTGTTCTTAGACTGTGTGTGGTCAAATAGTTCTTGTAATTTAGGAAACAAGGTATCTTCTATTTGCTTAAACTTGTCATAGAAATTTTTATAAACTATTGTTGGAAATAGTTGCAAACTTTGCTTCATTGTTAGACTTTTATTCTAGTGGCATGTTCGGGTCCTATTGGGTCTCCGACATAATGAACACTTTGACTCGACATGGTTAGATGTTCTGGCCAGTATTGTGTTATAGCGATTAATCCGCCACGAGGACCAGTTTTAACAGTATGCTGATCACTGCCTGAGAAATCCCAAACTGTACCGAACCCAACGTTCGTACCATCTTCATTTTTCATATCTGCATAAAAATAATCAGGAGTGTCTACTAATTTTTCTTTATTCTTGGTTCCGGTCAATGTGCCGTTGAGATAGATGATTCGATATTCGATATCAGGATGCTCATGATTAGGAGTTTCCCAGTTAGGTGCAAGAAAGTAAGTTTCAACTTGATATCGTCCTTGCCGAAATGTTATTGCGCTGAGACTGTGATCTGTAACATAGATAGGATCTTCGTTTGGTGGCTTCATCGGGTATCCATTTTTTTGATACCATTCTGTAAACTCGTCTATATCACTCCACATTTTTATTCTCCAAAGTTTTTATAATTTTACCATGAGCTGGGTCAACTGGCTCACCCTTCCAATTAATAGTAACTGAATCAGGTCTGACACCTTCTGGCCATTTTTCTAAACTTAAAAATGCGCCACCTTTGTCACCTGCTATCAGCGCATGAGTTTGATTGTCAGTGAGTTTTTTACTGCACATTCCAAATAATTTATTGGTACCGTTTTCAGCAGATTCTGTATAGTGTTCACTGTAGTCTAACAGTTTACCATTCTGGACAGTATGTACATTTCCTCCCCAGATCATTACTATATTCTCAACTCCCGGATGGCTGTGTTCGGGACTGCTGGTGTTAGGCCTAACTAGATATAACTCAGCTTGATATTGCCCTTCTCTAAACAACACATAGCTATAACTAATATCGGTTACATAGACCGGATCTTCAAACGGCGGCCGTACAGGAAACCCGTTATCCTTGTACCACTGCGCAAATTCTTCTAATGTATTCCACATACTTGGTCCTTGTAATATTTATTTGTCACTGTGCTGTATGTCAATCCAGTCCTGAAATGGCACATCTAAAATCAACTCCTGAACATAGATTTGATTCCGTTGTTCTAATATATCCACTAACAGTTTTGCAATGTGACTCGGTTGAAGTTTCTTGGCTACGAATATCTGCGACATTTCAGTTTCGACTAATCCTAGAATCAAATTAACTATTTGCGGGCAGGCCTTGAATTTTCTCTGTTGAATAAAATGATTCTGTGCTGTTTTATCTTCGACATAGAGTTTCATAGAATCCGGAACAACAGGAGCAAAGATAGATTTACTGCTGACATTAACAATTACTTTATCAAGCCCCTCCCATTGGTCTACAAACATCTGTAATAGTTGAAACTGCGAATCTGGGTAAAATGCATTATTAATAAAAACATCGCAGTCTGCCGCTTCTGATAGTATCCGTTGTCTGCATGACTCTTGCCCTATGTCAAAACCGTTCGTTAGAGAATACCCAATCACGCTGTGACTTCGTTGAACTAATTCATGAAAAATAGCTGCTCCTATTCCCCTGGTGTGCCCTGTAATTGCAACTTTCATGATGTACTTATCCTGTAACCGGGCTATCATAAATAGATCATGAATCCCATTTACGAGATTAATCCCAATAAACAACAATTCATTATCGAGGAACACTTTCCTAAGTTAGAAAAAAACAAACGCATGGGGGTATTCCTAAGCGGGGGCATGGAAAGCACTCTGATCACGTTAATCGCTCAAGAGGTCTACGGAAAAGAAAATGTTTTAATTTTTTATTCAGATAATATATTTTCTGATAACGATCCAAAACGCAGCAGCTATATCACAGCCAATGTATTTAGAACTGCAGAATTGTTAAATGTGACTCCAATTTATGTAGATTTCGATTATGATTTTCATATATTGAATAGGAAGCAGTCAATAGAAAACAAAATATCGACTCTAAGAGAACAGTACTCGGTAGATTTTGTAATGTTCGGATTTACTAAATTATTTTTTGAAGTTGAAGTTTTTAAACAAGATGGGCTGACTGAGGAAATGGTCAAAGAAATGGCGTTTGCCTATCCAGAAAAATATCAGTCAACCATTGAAGAATTTTATTTAGAGACTGATGAATACACATGGACACTGCTTGAAATTGATATACCGGCGGAAGTATATCCGTTATTAAGACATACCAGCGGATTCATTAGAAGTCCTTTCAACAATCTCAACAAATGCGAAGTAGTTGACCTATACAGTCAACTGGGAAAATTGGATATTTTATATCGCACCAGCTCATGCATCACTGACAGCCTTACCAGAGTGGGCAAACATTGTGGTCGTTGTTTTAATTGTCAACAGAGATGGGATGCCTTTAAAATTTTAGGAACTGATATAAAAGATTTAACTGAATACGATTCTGATGAAATAATGCATCGTCGAGAAAAACTAGAGGCAGTGAGAAATGCTTAAAGATATTTTTCCAGTACAGATTTATGAAGTAGACTTTCCCGATTACGACAGTATCAAAGATAGTCTATTGGCCGACGTTTTGAAATTGTTTAACACTAATCTTGATCTATATGCTAAACACAGATTGTTTAATCAATCATATAGCCTTGAGGGCACAGAAGAAGGCATGTACCGAGACCTACACAAGGTGTTGGAATATCCAGAATTAATGGCATGGATACAAGAACACGTACAACGCTACTGGACTGCGTTAGAATACAGCAGATTCGTTACTCCTGAAATCATGCATATGTGGGCTAACCTAACTCCAACAGGTGGTAACATAATACAACACAATCACAGTCCGTTTGAAATAGCAGGTTCATTTTATGTTGATGCTGATCCAGGCAGAGGTTCGTTGGTGTTGGTAGATCCTAATGAGATCATCAGGGGACGGTTACCTTACTACGATTCGCATGAAAGCAAGCAGGGAAGATATTTCTTTGATCATGTTGTAGAACCCCGACCCGGGAAACTTGTGTTATTTCCAGGATGGTTGTACCACAAAACTCAAAAAAATCCCAGCGACATTCCTAGAGTTGTTCTTGGGTTGAATGCTGGCCTAATGTATAAGATTGTTTAAAATGTACTTCATACACAACACTGTCAGCCTGTGCAATCATTGTTATAGACATATCCCAGCGATAGTCTATGAAAAAGATAATAGGATAATGATGGCCAAACAATGCTCTGTTCACGGAATACAGGACAGCGTAGTAGAAATCGACACTGACTTTTATTACGGGTTAGAACATCATCGAGATATTTCTTGGTTCAATCAAATACTGTTCGAAGCCAGCGATAGATGTCAACTAAATTGTCCTCACTGTTATCATCTACCTGATAATAAAATTCAGGATCGGCCTATTCATGAAATTATAGAACAGCTTAAACAATTTCCCAAAGATAGTTCTCCTATGCTTGCAGGAGCCGAAGCTACACTGAGACCAGACTTTGTCGAACTTTGTCAAGAAATCAACAAATTAGAATTTTCAGAATTTCAACTGTTGTCCAACGGGCTACGATTTGCAAACAAAAAATGGTGCCGAGAAGTCTACGATGCAGGACTAAAAAGCATGTGCTTGGGATTAAATCATCCCAGCTATCAGGGACAGAAGATTCATAACAAACAGCTGTCTGCGTTGAGAAATATGATAGATCAAGGGTATGCTATTGGATATGTTGGTTATACAATAGAGTCGTATGAAAATTTAGCTGACATTTTAAATGAAATAAAATCTATTCACCATCCTCAGATAAATCACTATCGTATAAGATGTGGAAGTTTTATAGGAAGAAGCAGCGATCAACAGAGAAGTTATCTAAGCGAACTGGTTAAAAGAATACGAGTGTTAACTGACGGGAATATACAATCTTATCAGTCTGACGATAATCCCTATCATATAATAGTATCATGGAACGGAATTTTATTAAGACTGATTCAATGGCCGGATGTTACCAATATCGATATGGAAGAATTAGCTACCGGACCATGGTGTCAATTTTATGATGGCCCTGTAACAAATTTCGTACATCAAGTGATTACTAGAGATGCATATAAAAATATGAATCTTCCGCAACTTGACACAGCGCCGATCAAATATCAGTATAGGTCAATGAGCATTACACATCCACACTGGAAAGATCAGTGGCAGGGGAAAAAGCATTTTGAAACGTTTGACTGGTCTCTTGAACCCGATCAAACTCCTGTTAAAAAGAACTTGATTCCTATTAAAAATGAAAAATAATTTTATTGAAAAAATAGACTACAGTGTCGACTTAGATCGCATGATGCAAGATCTGCACTACGTGGAATCGATTACAGAGTGGCCTGAAAAACGTTTTACTAAGAATGGCCGAGACTACAGTGCTAATCAAATAGGACTGAATTCCAGACCAGGGGCCGAATATCCCTGGTACGATGCCAACGGCAGTTTATACAACAAACTAGAAAAATCTTTTTTGGCCAGAGAGCATGAGTTCACCGAATGGAATCCCATAGGTGCATATACAAAGACAATAATTGATCAACTGTCAGAGAAGTTTAATATTAAATTTGGCAGGATAAGATATATGAAACTGCTGCCTAAAACTGGACTGAGCATACATCCAGACGCCGAACCACGATATCATCTAGCCCTGCAAACCAGCCCACGAGCTCTGTTTCTTGATTGCACCCAGGAAGGAGATGTGATGGCAAAAGCATATCATATACCTGCCGACGGATATTTTTATAAAGTCAACACTTTAAGAGAACACACTGTTTTTAATGGTGGATGGGATCCTAGAATACACTTGGTGCTATCAGATATAACATGTTAGAACTTGAATTTCACAATCTTACCCGCAGCAACGAGCTTTGGCAAGAAATTTATGATGTAGCTAAAAACGATCAATCACATGCTCTTTGGGAGAACTATCAAGAAATAGACATAGAACAATATGAAACTATGATTGTAACCACATGCCGAGGAAAACCTGCAAGTTTTCAGGGCATATATAATCAAGGAAGATGGCCTAATAATGTTTCAAGATTTTGCAATCGGGCATACATTAATCCGCATTTTCGTAATTTAGGCGCAGGTCTCGAGATAACTTGGCGCAATGTTAAATATACATTAGACCACTACGACAGTTGGAATAAAGATATATTGTTTATTTCTCGAGGTGTTCAGTACGACAATGTTGAAACAAGCTTCAAAAAATTTGAGAAATTTTGCAAGTTTCTTATAGAAAAAACTGGGTACAAATTAGACTATGACGACCGTTTATATCAGTGTTGCCCTAAATTTTGCAAAGACTGTTATCAATTTTGCGTATGGTACGACCCAAAAGATCTAAGAAAATCTACAGAAATAGCACAAATTAGCATGCAGCAATGGAGCTGCTTGTAATGAATACTGTTTTCTGACTAAATAATACAGTTGGTATTGAATCCAGGAGTTAAAGATATGCCCTTACAGATCCGCAGAGGCACCGATGCAGAACGGTTAGCAATGACACAGCCGTTAGCTCAAGGTGAGCTACTGTTTGTTTCAACCCCAGGCGCTGAGAGATTATTCATCGGTAACGGTGTGACTCTTGGTGGCGTCCAGATTACAGGGTACACAAACGAAGACGCACAAGATGCAGCCGCCCTGCTTTTCAGCAACGGCGTACACAACGGAATAACTTTCACGTATAACGACGCAGCAGCCTCTTTAAATGCTGCGGTCAATTTAACAAATTATCAAGGCGTTATCCAAGCTAACGCTTTTAAAGGCTCGGTATTTGCTGACGATTCTTCATTATTAGTAGATGCAGTTAGTGGTAGATTATTAGGCCCACTTACTGGTAATGTCACTGGTAACGTTACTGGCAATACTGCCGGAACACATACTGGCCCTGTAGTAGGTAATGTAACTGGTAATGTCACTGGAAATTTAACTGGGTTTCATACAGGCGATGTCAAAGGCAGTGTATTCGGCGACGACAGTACAGTATTAGTTAACGGTGTTGAACTATCTATAAACTTAAACGGCACTGTAAAATCTAACATAATCCCAGGAACCACAGCGGTTTTTGATATCGGTAGTGCAGCTAACCAATTCGATGACGTATACGCTGTTAATCTTAAAAATGCCAGCGATCAGATCGTGCTCAGCACAGCTACTAAAACCGCGACTCTGGCACAGATAAATTTAGAATCTTCTGGATTAATTACTGGCCCGGCGATGATTGCTACAGTGCCATCAATACTGTATGCCACAACCGGAGTGTCTGCCACAGACCCATGGCCCAATCTTTTAACTATTAACACAGCATCTGTAGCAACTAACAGCTTGGGGTTATCTAGAAGCCGAGGCACATTGGTCACACCCGCTTCGGTGGTCAACGGCGATGAAATCGGATCGATATCCATAAACGGACACGATGGCACTGGCTTTATTGCCTCAGCAGAAATAGTATTTCAAGTCAACAACACAGTATCTACAGGTGTTATACCGTCAAAGATGGATTTCAATGTAAGTAGTGCTGCAGGAGTTGTTGCAACTAAGATGTCAGTGAAAGCCACTGACGTTGCATTCTCAGTACCGCCGATGCTTCCTGTTGTAGCTAATGACACTGCTCGCACTGCATTGGTGCCAACTCCAGCTACTGGCATGATGATTTTCATGACATCGGGCACATCACCTGCAGCTACAAATAAGGTGCAGGTATACGACAGCACTGCTTGGGTTAATTTGCACTAAAAATTAAGATATCTTTAACTACCGCAGGCATAACTTCTAACAGATTATGCCTGTTTTCACTTTTCGGTGTACATAATCCGCACCCGCATAATTTATTAGGGCACACAATCACAGGCATGTTGTTGTTAGTGAGCATAGATTTAAGATCAGTTAACACTGTTTGACTTTGACTAATTGTTCCTATCGCTCCGCGGGTACCATCTAACTTTGCCTGGCAGGTTTGATGATGAAATATCGAATCAGTCTGTTGTTCGATATGTAGAAAGTACCAATTAACACTGCAATGCCATCCTTGAAACTCTCTGTAATTCACTGACTTGGTTTCTTGTTGTTGGTCCTTGGAACAGGTAGCAAACGTTCTCCCTCCGCAGCAAGGCCGATGTTGCGGTGATATATCCATGTTCCAATAATTTTTTAACCATTCTTTCTGTGTAGCTGTATATAGATGCGCTTGACTAAAAGCACTGTTAGGATCTTCTCCAATCAGCCTTGGAATAAACTTAATTTGATTTTCAGTTAACCAAGAACAAAAGTCTACACATTGTTCAAATAAGTTAGCATGAAACATGACATTGATTTTCAACGATATCGAGCTGTCATTAAATTGCAATATACGAGCTTTGACCATTTGTATTAATTTGTCATCAGCTTCTGCATGATAACTCACAGTCACATAATCAAAATTATCAATCACCGATTGTGCTGTGCGAGACGACATTGCTCCGTTGGTAGTAAGATCTAATTTGAGATTAAATTTTTGTGTAAAATTATTTTTGTATTTTGATCTTAGATACTCTGCAAATTCAATAAATTTAGGATGTACTGTAGGCTCTCCACCGGTGAAGCTTATGTGAAAATCTTTATTGTTTCTGTACTCAGCTATCAACGAACTGTAGTCAAATACAAAATCAGCAGTGCTTTTAAGATTCTCTATGGCAGCATGAGCACTGAAATTATCATGTCTGTGACTTGGGCAATAACTACAGTCATAGTTACAACGGCGTCCTACATCCCAAGTAATAACAAAAGGATCTGCATTGATTGGAATGATCGAATGAAAGGTTTTCAATTTGATACTCTTTTAATAAATTGATCTTTTGGTTTTGAAAAATTATCAGTAGACTTACCGCAAACTCTAGCACACGTATATAAAATTTTAGTGGTCCAGTATTCTTCCCAAACAGTTTGCCATTGTTCCCGGTCAATTATATCTTTTAAAGAATGTTTCGTGGCATCTAAATTATCAATGCCGCCTAGCGATGCAACAAGATCATGATATTGTTCTAGTGATCTGCTATAAAATTTACCTATCATTACTTCTAGATCAGTACTAGGAGCAATACTGGACTGATAGTTGTAAGGGGCGCTTGCTAAAAAACAACAAGGAAATACATTCTTGTGAGCATCGATATAAATTTCTTTGGTTTTTAGTACATAACAATCAATCTTGCTATCGCTTAGAATTTTCTCATGATTCATTATTGTATTATTCTTTACAAACACAACCTTGTTGTCTGTTGGGGGTTCTAAATAATACAAGGTATCCCCATTGGCATCAACTACGTTATATTGTTTGCCTTCAATAAATCTAGTTGTGTTCTTAACAGCGAATCTTTGAAACCCCAATTCTTTACTACGGCGTTCCGCTTCATCGACCTGGTGCTCGTTGTGCTTGAATTTAATGAATACCCATTCAGCTATTCCGCCTACGTTGATAAAAGTAGTAGCATTCCGTATAATATTTTCGTATTTGGTACCTATTCGATATAGATGATGAGTATCTTCTAGCCCGTCTAGTGCAAAAATAACAACATGTTTTTCTGGTAATGCATAACGTAGAGCTTGCCACCATCGTGAACTACGGGCACCCCCATTTGTGTGAATGCGTAAATCAATATGCGGAGCATGAGTCTTTATATGCTGACACATTGATATGAGGTCATCATTCATAATAGGATCACCAAAATTACCACAGAAATATATAATTTCTAACTGCTGATATACTTCGGGTGTAAACACTGTTATAAATTCTTCATAGGTCCAATCAGCAAGTTTTAAATTTGGATTTTCTATGCCGCCATGGTATTTGCGAGGACACATAGGACATGATGCTTGGCATCTTGTGCTGATTTCTAAATGCACTGATTTTAACTCGTTAAATTTAAACATGTCCGATCACCATAAATCTTTTATACAATGGTAGTTCTAATTCTCCTGCCCATAACACTGTTCTAAGGTCGCATTGTTCTACAAACTCGTCTAAATTCTGAGCGGTGCGTACATGCTCTGGAATATCGTAATTGTTGCTCTGTAAAACAAGTAAACTGTTATATGGGATGCCGCTCTTCCATAACTCGAATTGATCCTGTGTGATATGTTCACAACTGGTGTTAATGATTACGTCAGCATCGCTGCGGATAGCACACATGTCTGCGGTAATTGCTCTGAACATACCTGCCATCTCTTCTTTCTTATTCATCATTATTGCAATAGGTTCACATGTTGGATCAATATCAACACTTCGAATCTTCGTGACGTATATGTCACTTTGAAACAGCATACTGGCCAACACTCCAACCCACCCGCCATGAATATCTATACTAACAACTTTTTTTACATTCTTACGTAGATTAGTTATCAGCCATTCTTTGCTGTTAAGTTGGCCACTCCAAAAGGCATCCATGGTACGCATGGGATCGGGACTTTGGCGAATTGCCTGCATCCAGTGATGTAGGTGTTCAGTATCAATTTGCATGAATTGAAATTACCTTTGGTTGATCAGTAGTCTTCCACTTCGATAACATTGCTTCTCCTGCACATAAACATTCCAGTCTGTGACATGTTACTGTTTGTAATGTTGGATGAAAATTATTTTTTAGGGCGGGATCATTTATATTGTAGTAATCATCTATTCCATATAACTTGGCTTTGCAGGTTCCGGTAATTAATCCCTCTCTGGTTATGTACAAAAAATTAGTACCGAGGGTGCATTGCCATCCAAAGAAATTGTTTATTTTGTTTAAAATAAAATAATGATCAGTTTTTATAGTTTCTTTTGAGCCGTCGTCAAATATTGCAATGTGTTTTTTAAAAGTAAAGAATTTATCAAGGTGTCTTATTATGTCTACGAAAGAAGAATGTCTTTTTCGAGAAACTTTTAGATATTTTAATTGATCTGCTGTGTAGGTTGTCTCGCCGTTGATGTGGATTGGTCTGGCGATTACCATGAATTTAATTTTCGTAGCGACCAAATAGTCAACCATAGATTTACATTTGTCCCATGCAGTGTGATCCATAAGCACTGCGGTAAGCACTGACACCTTTTTTTCAAGAAGTATTTCTACTACATCAACTATATGATTTAAATTTACAGATTCGTGATGAACGCTTATACCAATATGATCAAAGTAATGACCGTATTCTTTCCACCATCTCAATGTTCTCGATGCGTTGGTTTGTACTGTTATTAGAAGTTTTTTCTTTTTTCGGTCGTAATTAGATTTTTCACATACATGTTTAACCAGTTCTCCTAGATCTTTCCAAAGAGTAGGTTCACCGCCTAACAGATTTAATTGTATTTCATCTATGCCGTTGTTAAAATAGAACTCTATAATTGTTACTAAATTTTCTTTTACTACGTTAACATCGGGCCATCCTGTGGTGCCTTCATTAGATCCAGGAAAACAATACCAGCATTTATAATTGCAGACATTACTTAACTCGTATTGAAGTCTCAGTGTTTTAGGACTGTTATTTTTGATTTCAACAAGTTGTTTCTTCATAGTATAGTCTCTAATTCTTTGAATATAGTTTCAGAATGCAGACCTCTGATGTTGTCAAGATTGTGAACATATTCTTTAAAATCGGGTATTAGATTACTATGATCCTCTGCCTCTACAAATTTAAGTATGCTTTCCCAACGATTCCATCCATTGGGGTTGTGTATCCAAAAGTCATCATCCTGGCGGTAGTTGTCCCATAACCATTGTTTAAATTCTGCGAAGTCTTTTCTCAACTGTGCTTTATCTTCCTTAGGAAGAATACGTGCTGACAGAAATGTGGGAATATACAACATATGCATATTAAGTAGGCCACCGCCGGACTCTATACCAAACATCTCAAACTTGTTGATCTTTTTAAATTGTTTTTTAACTTTCCATTTGGCAAAATCTATTATGTGTTTGATGTTGAAAATTTGCACAGCGCAGGCAATACCTACCTTGATGTTGTCTGGAGTGTTGTCAAGTTTTTCCAACGCTGCTTCGGTCTCGGCCCAACTCACAGGATATCGAATATAATGATTGCGATCTCCTACAGCATCTATGCTGAATGCGAATCTAACTTCTCGGAACTTGGACCAGATTTCAATGATTTCATCGTCGACCAACACTCCGTTTGAATTGTATCGAACAGTGATATTGCCAGCATGGCCTCGACGAATGATCTCTTCTAAGAACTTTCTATGCTCTTTGATCATTAAAGGTTCGCCTCCGGCAAAATACAATTGCTGTATGTTCGGAATCTGCTGAAAAATTTCTTCCCAAAGCTCCGGCTTTTCATACCATTGATTATCAAACGTGTCTTTGTCCCAATTGATCTGTTGTAGAATAATAGGACTTCGAGTTTTAGAGATCAGTTTGTCGTAGTCTTGCGTCCATCTACTGCTGTCGTGCGGGGTACACATCACACATTTTAAGTTGCAGTTATGACCGAGTCGTAGATCGAGATATCGTATCATCGGAGGAACTACTCCGTTGGTTTCTGTATCTCTGACTAATTGTGCAAGGTCAGTGCCTTCTTCGTGCCAGTAGTATGTTTCCCAAATACGTTTGCTAACTATTCCTTGTGATTCTTCTTCGAAACACTTAGAACAGCTTGAAGGAATATTGCCATCCAGCATGGTAGTTCTAACAGTTCGCATATACTTGTTATTCCATGCACTCTGTAGAGTTTCCTTGCCAAAATTAGCAGGTATGCCATCTTCTTTTTTTACTAATCCTGCATCCATGATGCCGTTAGTAGCTTGGCTGGCATTTGATCCGCAGCATAATCTAGCATCGCCATTGGGGCGTGTGGCCACGTGTATCCATGGCAGCACACAAAATGTAGAGGTACCTGTTTTCTTTTCTACTATTTCAATAAATTTTTTAACTTTATCAGACACTGTTAGCCTTTGAACAGCCGTCTCTGTTCTGCCATTTCGGAATTTTAGAATCTGCCGAACTTACACAGCTGGCAGTCTCACATGATTTTGGACTGTCAAACAATTTAAATCCCTGAGTCAATGTTCCCAACGGCTGATCGTGACAGCTATATGATCTTTTTACTTCATTACTTCTTATTATAACACTTTGATAGCCACTATTGCAACTCCAACCATTGAACTTATTGAACCCAAATGCATTGAACCTTTCGGCTTGATCAAAAAGATATTCTGTGTCATTGTCATCGTATAGTGCGATTTGATAAAGTTCACCATCCATCGACTGCTGTGGAAATCCTGTCTGCATGAGATGTATCATTTCGTCAGTGTATCCGTGAACAATACCGCTGGCTGTGGGATCGCTTTGAGGTTTCAGCGTTACATTGATTCCACGAGCATGAAATCGTTGACAGCGTTCATACAGTGACCAAAATTGATCAGGAACCATAACTTGATTTATTGTAACATGTACTCGCTCGTAGATCAGTTGCAGACATTTGTCTCCAAACTCTTGCTCCTTGGCAAATTCTGCATGAAAGCTGGCTGTGATACTGCGGCGTTGTACCATGTCTGTGTTAGCACACCAAGCATTCCACCACTTAGATCCGGGCGAAAGATTCGTGGTCATGTGTACACTTTGGTAAGAACTTTCTAGATCGTCTTGCATATACCGCATGAGTTGAGGCAGCTGTTTATACGCAGTAGGTTCACCGCCCGAGAAACTCCAATGGAATTCAGTAAATCCATTTGATCTGGCCTGTTGTTTGATTTCATCTATAGTGTTGGTGTATACTTCAAATGGTTGATAATCAATCTTATCACTTCGGGCATACGGCCAACAGTAAGAACAGTTGTAATTACAGAAGCGGCCTAAAATCCAACTGGTTGAAAACAGTGGACGGCCAAGCATCGTGCGTTGTCCAAATCTTACTATGCGATCAAATGGTATCTTGGTAAAGTCGTGCGTCATATTCTGACAGTATTTAACTACAAAATGCTTGACCTTTTGCGTTTACGGTTATATACTGTATGAGTGGTCGTGAGTGGAACTTGGTATACCTCCGGTCCGTTGTGAAACGCATTTGGGCAAGGGCAACGTCTTAGACATCGCTTTGTAGGTTCGAATCCTACCGACCACACCATATACTACGATAAGTAGAATAACATAACTTTAAGGAAAATAATATGTCAAACACAGTAGAACAACTAAAAGCAGACTTCGAAGCATTCCTGGCTGAGGATGCAAAGTTCACAGCCGGTAATGGGGCTGCAGGAACTCGGGCTCGTAAAGCACTTCAAGAAGTTGCCAAAGGTGTTAAAGCTCGTCGCAATGAAATTACCGAAGAAAAGAATTCCCGCAAAGAAGCCAAGGCTGCGTAAAGTGGCAGACTCTCAGGACGATACCATCATCGATCTTGGAATTGGTCACGGTGCTGGCACTGGTTACATTTCGGGCGGTGCCGGCACTGATACCATTACAATAGATTCATCTATATGGACCACCGGATCTACCACGATATCTAATGGCGGGTATACAATAGGAACTGGTAGCACTACTGTTCCCTACACATATACTACTACAGGAACTGGATCTTATAATCCATTCAATGGATATAATAATATCGGAATTGGAAATACTGGTACTACTGTACATATCGACGGCGATGGTCTTACCATGAAGGAAGGTGCTGATATTAAAATCGGTGGTAAGAGTCTAACCGAGGCTATAGAAAAGATCGAGGAACGGTTAGGCATACTTCATCCTAATCCCAAATTAGAAGAACGTTGGGAACAGTTAAAAGAATTGCGTAGGCAATATGTAGAAATGGAAAAAGACCTTCTCGAAAAAGACAAGCTCATGAAGATTTTAAAGGAAGCATAATGAATGTTCGATTGCTCAGTTACAGCCAGCCCACACAGGAATTTGAAGACCTTGGCATCGCAGATGCACAGGAACTCATTGCGTATTGCGCCCGTGTCAGCAACCCATCAAACCAACTCAACACAGACACATCAGAAAAACTCATCCGATACTTGGTCAAGCACCAACACTGGAGCCCACTTGAAATGGTCTCAGCCTGTATCGAAATCACAACCACAAGAGATATTGCACGACAGATCCTTAGACATCGCAGTTTCAGCTTCCAAGAATTCAGTCAGCGATATGCTGACCCTACTCAAGACCTGTCGTTTGTACTGCGAGAAGCACGAAAGCAAGATCCAAAAAACAGACAGAACTCAATCGCATTGGAACCAACAATTGGTGATGCACTGTTACAAGACCAATGGCGAGACAAACAGCTCGAGCTTATTGCATTGGCCAAAAGCACCTACGAGTGGGCTGTCAATAACGGTATAGCCAAAGAACAAGCTCGTGCAGTGCTGCCAGAAGGCAATACAGTTAGTAAACTTTATATGAACGGTACACTTCGTTCGTGGGTGCATTTTATCGAACTGCGGTCGGCGAATGGCACACAAAAAGAACATCAAGAAGTTGCTATTGCCTGTGCTAAAGTAATTGCGGACATATTTCCGATGGCAGACAATCTAGTAAAACATGACTGACGAATTAAAAGACTTTTGTCGCAACTATGAAGTGAATGTGCTCAACGATTCGAAACGTAGAGCACGTTATCACCCTCCACGTTTCTTTACAGAACCATCCAGAGCCGATGTTATTCGCAACGACATTGTGGAGTTTGAAACTGAGCAGGTCATTACCTTAGAAATTCCAGAAGGTCGATTGCGTACACTGATAGAGATGGAACGCCGTTTCTTTAAATGGCAACGACATAGTCAAGGAGAAATTGACATGTTTGAAACACTAATGAACAAAGAACGAGAAGAAGCAAACATTAGGCACACCAACACCGCGGTGCAAAAGGCCTATGAGCAGTATTCAATCATGCTTAATCTAGCAGGCTACCAGAGAAAGATATGAAAACCGCTGTAGTCATTCCAGCAAGATTAGACAGCACTCGTTTTCCAAACAAAATGCTCTGCGATGTTGGAGGTCAAACTCTAATACGCAGAGTATACGAACAGTGTTTGAAAACAGGCTTTGATGTCTATGTGGCCACTGATAGCAAAGAGATTGCCGATCAGGTAGACAATGCAGTCTTTGCCTATGACTGTGAAAACGGTACAGCACGTATCGCTGAAGCATATAAACAGATGCCGCACTACGATTGCATCATCAATGTGCAAGGCGACATGGTCATTGTTCCTGTGGAAGATGTTCTCAAACTACCGGCATTGTTAGACATGCATGATGTCGCTACTCTCAAACATCCAATGCAACCAGATCAACAACATGATTCAAACACAGTCAAAGTAATTTCCAGCAACGGAGAAGCACATTGGTTCTGTCGGGCTCCGCTGAAGTACGGAGATTGGCATTATGGAATCTATGCCTATCGAACTCCTGCGTTGAAATGCTACAGAACATTAACTGTCTATCCCGAAGAGTCAATTGAAAGTTTGGAACAACTGCGTTGGATCCAAAATGGCTACACTATTGGCATCGCTGACGCAGGCTACGCTGCCGAAATCAACACTCCTGAAGATTTGGAATCATTCAAAAAACAAGTATCTTGACAGGTTTCTAGAAAGATAGTATAATTAAAGTGTTCGGCAGTATAATCTTTAAGGAATAAAAATGCGTAGTCATTATTGGACATGTTCAAAATTTGCAGATTGGCTTCGAGGCACGCCAAAGATCAAGTGTGGCACCAGCGAAGAGTGGGATGCTTGGACCGAACAAGCCAAAACTGCGCACCCAATTCGTTGGTGGATTGCTGAAGAAGGATTAGATCACCTTCAAAAATTTGTCTATTACATACCAGATCGACTAAATGACATTCGCTATTATATTAATAATCGTTGGATTACTCGCAGTCATGCCCTTACTGCCCATCCCCGAGATATTGCGCCGGGCACTTGGCGGGATGTGGGCAATCGCTTTCTTCCTTGTCTTTTCAATGAGCTTGTGGATTTTGTTGAAATAGAGCAGGCATGGCATCACTGTATTTGGAGTGATGATGCTAAGACCAAGTTCAATGTTCCTTGGTATCGCAAAGGGTGGCTACGGTTGAGAACATGGCGCTGTCCAGAAGCCGGTATGGAATATCTACGTTGGGCCGAAACTCTTACCAACGAAGAGTTTTTGGAAGAAGGTGAAAAGCACAAAGCCGAGCCAACATATCAAGCCAAAGCTGCTAAGGAAATCATCGAGCTGTATACCTGGTGGACTGTTACTTATCGCAATCGTCCAGACCCTATGGATGCCAGTGGTTGGAGTGCCCACTGCGAGGCCATGCGTGTGAAGTATCCAGGTAGTTTCTTTTCTAGCTTAAACTCAAAAGATCCTACAGATCGCAAAGCCAGCGACAAGGCACACAAACTGCTTACTAAGATTGAAAAGACCTACGAAAAAGAAGATGAAGAAATGATGATCCGACTGATTAAAATTCGCGAAAGCCTATGGACTTGATATGAGTATAGCAGATAAAAACGACCACAGCATTGAGGATCTATATGCCAAATATCTACAGTTCACATCAGTGATGTTGGAAGACTATAAAGATATCGAGATAGCAGGTATCATGATCACACAGGCTCTCAGCATGTATAAAACCGTGTTGCTAGAAGAAGATTATCAACGCATGGTACAAAGCATATATGAAAGAAGAAACGATGTCAAAACCTTCAACTGATTTTAAACCTCAATCTCCTGCACAAGGAATCCTCAAACGTGATAGTTGGGGAGATGCTATCACTTATCAGGTTGTTTGTGAATGTCAAGATGCTGATCACGATCACAATGTTTGGGTTGAAGCCGATGATCATCGTGTGACTGTTACTACCTATACCACACAGAAGTCTCAATGGTGGAAGCTCAATCGTTGGCAGACTATTTGGATCCTGCTGACCAAAGGCTATGTTAAGTACGAAGCTAACATTATTATGAGTGAGCAACAGGCTCTTAATTACGCAGAAACTCTAAAGAAAGCAATTAAAGATGTCAAAAGTTTCAAGCAGTCCTGAACGCCATACCTTTCAAAAGGAAGGTGCTATTCAGAGGGCAGAAGAAAAGGGTGAAGAACCTAACCAAGCCTATATCGATATGTGGGATCAGATTAAGATCGACGATGCCAACAAGATTAACGATCCTGCTTGGCAACAGAACAACATGGAATACGATCTACGCAGTAACGAGTGGATTTTAGAAAAAGTTCGTGCCAGCGAAACCTATGCCCAAAATGTATATGCGGCGATGTGTAATAACGATTTTATAAAATTAGAAGTTGTTCCTATCCTTAGACAAGATCCAGACAGAGACTATTGGTCAGCTTCTTGGAGATACGCAGGCGGCATTGTGGCAGATATGCGACAAGAAGGTGACTACATTGATTGGTATTGTAGCGGCATCGGTAATGACGAGTCTGGCTACGGATTAGATCATCGTCCTGCAAATGGGTATGTACCAGAAGGTTGTATTACCGACGAGATCCGGTCTGATCTCCAACGTCTTGGCTGGGCAGTAGTGCCTGGTGGAGATTGGGAAAAATTTACTTAAGGAGATTGTGTTAGTATCATGAACTTTGAACTATACGAAGTTTGGGCAGTGGATGAAGCCGGTCACGAAGAATTGGTAGAAACCACCAGCAGCAGGAAAGAAGCGTTAGAAATAGCAGAAGCCAATCTTGGATTGGGTGTTATGGAAGCCATTGTATATCAAGAAGATGAGAATGGTGACCTACACGAAATCAAGAGATTTACTCATGGTTGACAAATGTACAGTTTGGTGCTATAATATATGTATTGTTTAACAACAGGAGTGACTCTATGGTAACCAAACTGAAAAAAGCCAGCATCGCTATTCGTCAAAATAAAGGACGTGATCTAAGTCCAAAATGGGATGATCACGAGACTATGACTGCTGATCAGTTTAGTCGACACTTTCGAATGGCTATGACTTATTATCGATTAGAAGCCAGCGGTAAAGAACTTAAACCTAAGGTTATTAATTGGATGAGCAGCCAGGACTATCCAAAAGATATTATTAAAGCCTTTAAGAATACCAAAGATAATCGTTGCGGCACCACCGTAGGCGCTATCGCTGCCAATCTGCTTAGAGGCATGCCTGCAATAAGAGCAGACTTCAACGAAGGTCGTAACACCGCAGAATGGTTAAGCAAGGCCATTGCCAAGATCATCGAAGAGGGCAAGCATGACGAAGTCGAACCCGAAGAAGGTGCGGTCGAAGTCAAGCCCGCAGTGTATACTCCTAGTATTCAAGAACGACTGCGCGATGTTGCAATAGGCATGACTGAAGAAATCGAAGATGCTATCGAATCGTTTCAAACAGATCCAGAATCGTTTGATCCAAAAGCGTTTAAACTGTTAAATCTTCTGCGTGGACGTCAAGCCAAAGCTGCTCACGCTCGCATTATCAAAGATCTATATATCCGCAACTACGAAGAATTAGTTGAAGCAGCTACAACCAAAGACGAACAATTGAAAGAAGGCTACAGTCATTTGAGCAAGGCTAATCTGAAAAAGATTACGCTGTTCTACAGCGAGATTCTTTCAGCCTGTGACATGCTGGCACAAGAAGCCAAGGTTAACAAAAAGCCTCGTGCTAAGAAGCCCACTGACAAGGCCAAAGTTGTGGCCAAGATGAAGTACCTCAAGCAGGACGAAACTCTTAAATTAGTGTCTATCAACCCGCAAGATATTATAGGTGTTAAAGAACTGTGGATCTACAACGTCAAGACACGCAAATTGGGCAAGTATGTGGCTGCAGAGTTCAACGATCTCGGAGTCAAAGGCACAACAATCATTGGGTTTGATACAATAAAAAGTGTTCAGAAAACCCTGCGCAAGCCCGAAGATCAATTAAAAGAGTTCAAAGCCTCGGGCAAGGTACAGTTGCGCAAGTTCTTAGAGGATATTAAAGCTGTAGATATCAAGCTCAACGGACGTATTAACGAAGATACTGTGTTGTTAAAAGTACAATAACAAAGTAAATTCTCAGTAAAAGCGGGCAGATGCCCGCTTTTTTGTTCATGGATAAATACATTACTATGAGCAACGTCAATAATCTTTTAGCCGCACTTGGTGATGAAATCAACTCAATCGCACAACGAGCTGCCCCCGATCCTAAAGAGATCGCAAGAAAACTTCCACTGAGATCGCTGTCGGGTGATCATATTTCAGGCGGAAAAATCCAAAACTTTGCCAGCACTGGTATCACAGACACTGCGGTGAAAACCCAGCTGACAATAAACAACGATGGTGTAACTGTTAAGAATCTATTTGTAGAAAACATAGATAACCTCACAGTAACAGGCACTTTAAAAACCAAGATTCTAGAAGTTGATGAAATCCGTGCTGACATTAAGTTTGAAAAAGATGTGCCTATCGTGTTTTCGGGAGACACCTTAGATGGTAAAGGACTACTGTGGGCCGGAAAAGGCAATACCAAGCAGCTGATATTCAATTCAAATCCGGATAGATTCTTTGTGTCAGAACACATCGATCTTGCACGTGGTAAATCAATTACCGTCAACAACATCAAGATACTAGACGAATCGGAATTAGGTCCTACTATCACCAAAAGCAATCTTAGAGAAGTTGGACGCCTAAAAGGTCTAATAGTAGATGGCGGCCTTAATGTAGGGCAGTACATGGTGTTTGATGCCAGCACCAGTCGGTTAGGACTAGGCACAGAAAGCCCCAATGCTGCGTTTAGCATTGTTGACGACGGTGTTGAACTTGTACTAGGTGCCAAAGATACAGTTAAAGCATTTGTTGGAACATTTGCCGCACACGATCTCGAATTAGGCACAAACAATACCGCAAGAATTAGTTTATTAGCCGATGGCAATATTGTTATAGGAAATTCACAAGCTGGCTATCATAAAATATCAATGATGGCGTTGGTGGGAATTAACACACAGACACCGGATCAACGCAGTGCTCTGCATGTTAATGGAGCTCTTAAATTCAATGATAAACTACATTTTAGTTCAGATCAAGCTCCTACTATGAATTCCTACACCAAAGGTGACGTATGTTGGAACGACAATCCTCAAGCCGGCAAACATGTTGGTTGGGTGTGTGTACAATCAGGTAGTCCTGGCATATGGAACGGATTCGGCAGAATTGAATAATGCTTCGAGCATTGGTAATCGGCAATGGCGAAAGCAGACGCCATGTTGATGTTAGTACATATCCTCAACATATATTAATAGGCTGTAATGCCATACACAGAGATCTCAACGTTGATCATTTGATCTGTTGCGATCGCAGAATGGCTGAAGAAGCTGTAAACAATCCTAATACCAAAGACACAGAAATATATGTGCGTGATCATTGGCATCACTATTTCAGAAAAATAAGAAAAAACAAAAACATCAATCTTCTACCTGGGGTACCTACTCAAGGAGAATTAAAAAAAGATCAAGCTGAACATTGGGGCAGTGGCGGATACGCTGTGCTGTTGGCGGCTGTATTAGGACACGAAGAAGTTACACTGATTGGGTTTGATCTGTATCCTATCGACCACACAGTGAATAATATCTATAAAGGCACTGTGAATTATGCCAGGGAAGGGTCGCAGGCAGTGGATCCCAGTTATTGGATCTATCAGATTGCAGCAGTATTCATGTATTATCCTAATACAAAATTTATTATCTATAATAGACCAGACTGGAAGATGCCGCCGGAATGGAGAAAAAATAATGTGGAATTCATTGCATTATAAATAGAAATGTAATATAATAGTACAATACACACACAAAGAGGACTCTATGGCATCATCCCTCTATAAACACTCTGCAGTCATCAAACTTGCTACCTATATAAAGGAGACTAGAGATGGCAAAATATCTTTCAACAAAAACTTACGGTAACGACCGCGGACTATCATGCTGTTTTAGACAGTGGAGAAGTACACATAGTCACTGCTCATTACTACACGGATACTCAATTGGTATCAAATTAATCTTTGAATCTGAAACACTAGATGATCGCAATTGGGTTATGGACTTTGGTGGACTCAAAGCATTTAAAGAATGGTCAGAGTGGCAGTTTGATCATACTACTGTTATGGCACTAGACGACCCGCATCTTCCAAAGTTCAAAGAACTGGCTAAGTTAGGTAAGCAAGCAGAAGGTGGCGTACTGGATCTACGTATCGTAGAAGCAGTAGGTTGCGAAAAGTTTGCTGAGTTGGCATATCGAACTATGAATGAAATACTAGAAGCATACAAAGAAGGACGAGGCTGGACACATCCAGATGGAGCAGTGTTTGAAGCACGGTATCCTGTTGGTCAAGGTGTCAGACTTCGAAGTGCTGAAGTATTTGAACACGCTGGCAACTCAGCAGTTTATGAGGGCTAATGAATAGTATTGAACGAGTATGGGCCCGGGCAACCGGGCACCTTATGGGGAACACGGATGACGATCGTCCGGACGTTCCTATCCTTACATTAAAAGAAGCCCGTTGGGCTTTATTCTTTAAAACATTTTGGGTTATCATTCATGTTATAACCTGTTGCTTTATTATTGCCAACACCATTAGACACTGGTAAATAATAATATGCGTACATTTAACATCAATAGCCTTGCTATTAGCAACGACTTACCATTTGTTCTTATTGCTGGACCTTGTCAAATAGAAAGTCAAGCTCATGCCGAAGACACCTGTGCTAGACTAATTGCTATCACAACATTACTTGGCATTCCCTTGATCTACAAAAGCAGTTTTGACAAAGCTAACCGAAGCAGTATATCTACTAAACGAGGTGTTGGTATCCAAGAAGGACTACAAATTCTTAATGGCATCAAACATCAGTTCGGGGTGCCTGTTTTAACTGATATTCACGAAAGCTGGCATGCAAAAGAATGTGCCGATGCTGGCATCGACATACTACAGATTCCAGCATTCCTTTGTAGGCAGACTGACTTATTGTTGGCCGCAGGTGAAACTGGCTGCGCTATTAATGTTAAGAAAGGACAGTTCCTTGCTCCACACGATATGAAAAATGTTGCGGCAAAGATTGCCTCAACTGGCAATGAACGCATTATGTTATGCGAACGAGGATATACTCATGGATACAATAATCTTGTGGTTGACATGCGCAGTCTACCTATTATGGCAAGCACTGGCTATCCAGTGGTCTTTGATGCTACACATTCTGTTCAGCAGCCTGGAGGAATGGGAGAAAGATCAGGCGGAGATAGGACCATGGTACCCTACTTGGCGAGAGCTGCTGTAGCCACAGGATCAGTGGCTGCGGTGTTTATGGAATGTCACGAAGATCCCGATAACGCACCCAGCGATGGTCCTAATATGATCAAGCTAGACGATCTAAACAATATTTTAAAAGACCTGGTAGCCATAGATGGAATTGTCAAAAGAACAACGCAGACAAGCCAAGGATGAAAAGCGAGCTGCTAAAGCAGCAGCACGTGGTGAATATCCAGATCGAATACCCGTAACAGTGTCTGTGGATCCTAGTGATCCGATCACGGTATTGTGTGTGAGATTCGGTAACAAGTACAGCAGAGAATATGTTGAACGACTGCGCAACATGGTTGCGAGGCATCTCACAGTACCTTATGAATTTGTCTGCCTCACAGACGATCAACACGATATAGCCGGAGTACGCAAAATATATCAACCCAATGCCAACTATGCTAGAGGATGGTGGCATAAGGTACATATGTTTGATTCTGCATTACCTCTTAAAGGTAGAATACTGTACACAGATCTCGATGTGGTCATACATGCTAACATAGACAAACTCGCAGGATACCACAGCAATAGTTTTATAGGTATTCACGATTTCAACAGAAAATTTTTTCCCAGCTGGAACTATCTTAATAGTTCAGTGTTAGCATGGACTCATGGCACCCAAAGTCATATCTATGATCAGTTCAAACTCAAACCATCAGAGGCTCAGCGGATGCAAGGAGATCAAGATTGGATTTGGAAATTGGCTAAAGATCGAATGAAGTTTTGGCCTCGAGAATGGATTATGAGTTACAAATGGGAGATTCGTAATCGAGACGACCTTACTGTGACCCAAGGCGGCAGGCAGTTCAAAACTGTGAGGCATGATGTTTACCCTCCTCCGGATTGTAGCATAGCTGTGTTCCACGGCGAACCAAATCCTCAAGATGTTCAGGACAAGTTTGTAGTTGACAACTGGCGGTAACGATGTTATACTTGTAGTATGACATTTAGTACACATCGCAGCCAAATTCGCACAATCAAACGAGATGACCCTCGTTTTCGTATCGTCGATAAATTTGTAATTGCTGGTAGAGCAGGATTCGAAATTTCCAAACAATGTCCACGTGAATACAGATTGATACTATCCGAATGTATCGATCGAGGTTGGATACAACCTGTGGCATATATGACAGAACGCGAACTTTTTATTTCAGGACTAACTAATGACTAAACGCATAGGCTTTGCCTGCAAATGGATCAACGATCCTTCCGAAGTTAACGGAATGAAAATCAATGCTCAAGACCGTGAGCTCAACACAGGGTCAACTACAGTGGCCTGGCTCAAACGACAGACTGCCGATGTAGCAGAGCAGAGATTGTGGGATCTCATGGTAAGAAATATTGAATCAGTTCGAAAACTTGTAGAAAGAGTAGGTACCTTAGATGAACAACTTCGTATGGTCCGTATTGGCAGTGATGTGCTGCCTGTTTATACTGAGCGCAATTACAGCTGGTTTTGGCGTCAAAGCCATGTGGTCGCATACGCCCAACAGCATTTTGCTGAAGTGGGGCGTATTGCTCGAGATCGTAACGTTCGCCTTAGTTTTCATCCTGGCCAGTTTACTGTTTTGGCATCTGATAATCCCGATATTGTTGATCGTAGCATAGAGGAGTTTGAATATCATGTGGACATGGCTCGATGGATGGGGTACGGTAAAACTTTTCAAGACTTTAAAATCAATGTACATATCGCTGGCCGACAAGGCCCGCCCGGTATCCGTAGTGCTTTGGCACGGATGACTCCCGAAGCCCGCAACTGTCTTACTATAGAGAATGATGAAATGACCTGGGGCATTGAACACAGCATTGAATTAGCCAAAGACTGTGCGTTGGTCATGGACATACACCATCATTGGATTAAAACTGGAGAATATATTGAACCGAATGACGACCGTGTTAAGCGGATTATTGATAGTTGGCGTGGTGTGCGCCCTGTTATACATTATAGTGTTTCACGGGAAGACTGTCTTATTGACCATCCCGGACACATCCGCCCCGATCTTTCGTCCCTCTTAGAGCAGGGCTACAAAAAAGCCAAGCTGAGAGCACACAGTGAATTCTATTGGAACACTGCGGTCAATGCGTGGGCGTTGACCTTTAGAGACCAATTCGATATCATGTGCGAAAGCAAGGCCAAGAACTTGGCCTCATTTGCTCTATACGAGCAAGATAATACTATTAAGAAGTCTTTGGTTTGCGAGGAGTCTTCGGTGCTGCTGCCTTCTTAACCGGTGCTTTCTTAGCTGGTGCTTTCTTGGCTTTAGCTACTGCTACCGCTTTGTTTTGGGCAGTGACTTCTGCTGCTGTTGTAGTTTCAACTACCAATGGAATTGGTGTAACAGCTGCTGGCTCAGGTACCTTGTAAGGTGCTGATTCTACTGCCGGGGCTACTTCAGCTGGCTTGACTCCGAACATTTTTTTCAATAATCCTAGCATATTAAAAATCTCCTTGTAGGTTATTTATGCGGTAAATACAAGCATGGCATACAATTTTATACAAAAATTCATAGTTGAAGGTCGCAAAGACAAACTAATCCAGCTGACTCTGCCCTATGCTGATGATGAACTTGCTCCAGTAAAAAGCAAAGCAACCATAGATTATCACTACGGAACATTGTACAAGGCCTACGTTGATCGTTATAACAAAGGCGAAGGCGATGACGATTTCAACGAAGCCGGTGCTTTCTTACATAATATCTATTTCGGTCAGTTGAAATCACCTGAAGGTTCTAATAGACCTTATGATGCTATTTTACAGTTTATAGAAAAACATTTCAAAACTTTTGACCTATTCAAAAACGAAGTTGAAAAGACTGCCATGAAGATACAGGGCAGCGGATGGGTGTATTTGGCTAGAGACGGCGAAATTAAAACCATCGTTAATCACGAAATCAAGAACGATATTGTATTATTAATAGATTGGTGGGAACACGCTTGGGCGTTGGACTACCAGGCAGATAAAAAAAGCTATCTGTCTAACATATGGAAGATAATCAATTGGAGGGTGATAAATGGCGTACTCGGACAAAGTAATTGATCATTACGAAAATCCCCGCAATGTAGGCTCATTTCCAAAAGATGATCCCACAATAGGCACAGGTATGGTTGGTGCTCCTGCTTGCGGCGATGTAATGAAATTACAGATAAAGGTGGACGATGATACAGGTATTATTACAGATGCAAAATTTAAAACGTATGGCTGCGGATCGGCTATCGCGAGCTCGAGCCTCGTTACAGAATGGCTCAAAGGCAAAACCCTCGACCAAGCAGGAACAATCAAAAACTCCAAAATCGCCGAAGAGTTAGCCCTACCCCCAGTTAAGATACATTGTTCAATTCTAGCAGAAGATGCTATCAAGGCAGCTGTTGATGATTACCGTAACAGACACAGCCACTAAAAAAATCAAACAGAATTTAGAGCGCCGCGGTAAAGGTGTGGGTATTCGGTTAGGTGTAAGAACTACAGGGTGTAGCGGATTAGCCTATACTATAGAATACGTTGACGAGTACACCACTGAAGAAGGAGTTACTAATTTTGCTCAAACAGACTTCGTGGTATTAGTAGATGCCAAAAGTTTAGCATATCTTAATGGCTTAACAATGGATTGGGTCCGCAATGGACTCAATGAAGGATTTGATTTCGTCAATCCAAATGAACGCGATCGCTGTGGTTGCGGAGAATCGTTTAGAATTTAGACACCGGTAAATCTACGCTGGCTGGCATATCCCATATCTGCTTCTGTTCCACTCCCTTGCGTTGAGCAAATCGTTTAGCATCACAAGACCCGCAACAATGAAAGAAATTGTTACTGAGTCGTTTCTTATCCATGTGTTTGAGGTCTCTTTCAAATACTATGTCACAGGCGTCACATCTTAACACTGCCACAGTCTTTTTTCTTTTATATTGATGCTGTACTCCGTTTTTACTGAGTCTACAGTATTGATTTTGCTGAGTTTTGATTTTGAGAAACATCTAGTATTTACATCCGGCTTATAAAACTTTGGGCTAAATATTAGAGCATTTGCTCAATCTAGGATTATAACCATGGCAAGAAAGACTATTGATATCGGCGCAGTTGGCAACGACGGCACCGGCGACAGTATAAGAGATTCATTCCGTAAAGTCAATGACAACTTTAGAGAACTTTATAGCTCATTAGGGCTCGGCGAAAGATTAAAATTTACCGGTCTCGAAGATGCACCAGCTACCTATGTAGGGCAAAATGATCCAGTTACTGGAAATACCCCAGTAGTCACAGTAAACAACACTGAATCGGGATTGGCATTTAAAAAACTCATCGCTGGATCAGGTATCAGCATTGACTTTACCACTAACCCCAACGAAATCGCTATCAATGCAGACTTTGCTGAAATTGTAGCAGATGACACGCCCCAATTAGGTGGTGATCTTTCTTTACGTTCAGGTGGAAATCAATATCGTATTATTGATGCTGGAACTGCAATTACTCCGCTGGCACCTATATTTTCAACAGAATTAGTCAACAAAAATTATGCTGATTCTAAAATTTCCAGAGCAGGTGTAGATGCTATTGATCCTGCTACCGGTACGGTAGACGTAAGTTTTGGACGCATGAGCGGTCCCTTGATTCTTTCGAGAAGTCCAGAACCGGACGATGATGAATTGTACGGAGGTTTGATTGCAGCTACTAAATCATACGTAGACAGTTCGGCGTTCGGATCTAGTGTAAATCTTTATGTAGCAACCAGCGGTGAAGACGATCGCCCAGGTGTATCACCAGCTCTACAAGGTCGAGCATTGGCCTATGCCTATCGTACACTAGAAGCTGCACTGAAACGTGCAGAAGAATTGGTGTTAGATGCAAGACCAATTATTGGTCCTTACGAAAAGACCCTGACGTATAACAACGGTGTATCAGAGTGCTCATTGACCTCTGTGACCACATCTCCTATATCAGGAACAGGATTTGCAGGTGCTGTAAGAATGAGCGTAGACACTGCAACGTTGAACAGTGTGGGCACAAACTATTATGCCGGAGATATATTACAGATCGCTGGCGGCACAGTTGCAGCAGGAGGCAGTGCTTGTTTGATCGAAGTACTGTCAACACTAACTACTCCGGGAGCTATTGTTACTTTCCGAGTTATATCAACCGGTGTGTATTCTGCATTGCCTGGGGCAACTTCTGTATCGACTACAATCGGTACCAGTGCTGCGCCAGTGGGCATCGGTCCTATTGGTGCTGGTGCCACATTCAATCTTACATACAAAGTAGGATCAGTTTCTATAACCAACGGAGGAACCGGATACAGTTTGGTTTCTGTGAGAATTACTGGAGGTGGTGGAACGGGAGCATTCGGCACAGCTGTGGTTACTGCAGGAGTTATAACCAGTGTAACTATCACAGATAAAGGAGCAGGTTTTGTTAGCTTGCCTAGCTTCGTGGTTGATCTTCCTAGATTCTCAATATTCACTAATGGCCTACGTACAGATTTCACCGGCGATGTACTGACCAATACAGCCGAAGCTGTAAGAGGTAGAGACATCAGAGAAGGCCTGTTCCTACGCGGTAAAACCAGCGGAGCATTGGCACAGATCCTCAGTCATGACGGTGCCTTAGACAGCAGCGGTAATGAGATCTTTGATGTGGATATCATATACGGCACTTTTCAAAATGGCGAATCAATTACCTACGGTGACATCGCAAGAAACATACAGATTTCAGTATTGGTAGAAAGTGGCGAGTACTATGAAAACTATCCGCTAAGAGTTCCACCGAACGTCAGCATAGTAGGAGATGAATTCCGTCGAGTAATATTTAGACCTCGTCCTGGAACTTCGGCCAGTCCGTGGGCTTTTCAAAGATTCCGCAGAGATAGAACTATTGGAAATCAGGATACCTTACGTCAGGTATATAATGATCAAACCACCGAGTGGAGTCCACAAAATGTGGTTCCAGATCAATTGACTCTTGCACAAGTAGAATACGGATATCATTATCTACAGGATATTACTGAACCTGTCTATCCTAAAATACAAAACAAAGGTGCCTATGAATCAGCAGCAGACTTGATAAGATTGAATAGATCATTTCTGCAGGAAGAAATCGTTGCAAGAATAGATTTCAACAAAGCCACTAATGTTTCTCCATTCAGCACGGGATTTATCTATAATAAGAATTTTTATAAACGCAGTATAGGACAACTGGTCGATGATCTGACATTTGATCTCGACTACGGCGGATATAATAGAACTATTTCCAATGCACTGAAATTTTATCAAGATGACATTGGGACACTTGTGATAACCACACAGCTGTCACAGTATCTGGCCGTGATTGATCTGTTCAATACTCTAGTGCAGGATATTATAGATAATACCACAATCACAGGATTGAAACAAACTCTGTTTTTCCAGACGATCGATCCTGCATTCCAAGCAGAGACAGGTTCAGATGCTGTTATTCTGTTGTTAATCAATGCGTTTAAAGACGTCATCGACGGATCTGGTTCAGTAAACTATCCGTTAGACAACGAAGAAATGGATGTGTTCTTAGCCAATGACACTGTGCGTTGGCAGGCTATTAGTGCCATAGGACACGGCGGTTTCATGGGTGTGTTAGATCCCACAGGTCAGATATTGTCTAGATCTCCGTACTTTCAAGAATGTGCTTCGTTCAGCCGCAGCCAAGATCGTCAGGTGTTCGCAGGAGGTATGTTCACCGACGGATTTGCTGGTAACTTGGAATTCAATATAGATGCAGTAGTTTCACCGACAAGATTAGAAGTCAGTGACCTTGATAGATATCCGCAACTGCCAGCATCTTTCATTGTGTTTGACGCTGTGTATAGAATCAACTATGTCAGAGATTTTGTCTATGACAAAGACGGCAGCACAGCTACATTTATCTTAGACGAAACAACACCGTGGCCGTTCCAAGTATTCACATATAATGCTGCTGCCTGTAGCAGAGACACTGGGTTAATCTTAGATGGATTGAGTCGAGATATTGTACTGAACACCAACTACTGGACTAGACAAAACGGTCTAACTTATAGACTCAGTCAAAGTGCAGTGGTGCTACAGGATCAACGAGCTATTACCATAGAAGCTATTAAATTTGTGCATGATTCTGTTAACGATCTAATTACTGCGTACCCTGCCATTCAAGACACAGTGGATCTCAGCAACATCGTAATAGCAGATATACTTGCACGTGGCGTGGCCGCTACTCCGACTCTCAGCTTTACTTTACCTGCTGGTTTATCTGTTAATCTAACCAGCGCCTATAATCTGTTATTGGCCAACAGAGATTATGCCATAGCAGAAATGCTAGGATGGATTGCTAACCAAATATCAACTCCTACTGCACCATTCACAGCCCTTGATATTTTTATAGCAGGTGAAATTGAATTTCAGACCCGTCAAGCTGTAGAAGCTGTGATACATGATGTTATCTACGGTGGTAATGTGGCCACACGTACTAGAGCACTGAAATTCTATAACAATCTCACAGGCGCAGTAATCACTGACTCGAATCTTTCAAAGGCTAAAACTGCTGCATGGCATACCTATTTGAATTATCTGTTGGGACAGGTTGTACAAAATTTAAATCCTGCTGTGTCTTATTCAGGATTGAGTAGAACTACCGGTACAGCCGCTACAGCCACTGAAGCTGCTACAATCAATACCTTGATGACCAACATGAGTTCGATCATCGGTGCAGCTGATTTCACAGCAGCACAGGCGGTGGTAGCAATCACAGAACCTAGTTTCGTAGGATATACTGCCAGCAACACTGCTGTGAGAACCATCATTCAAACCAATCGAGCTACTCTGCAGGCGTCTGCTGTGGCTTATGTGGATTTCAATGGCAATAGATATGAATTATTAATGCCTGGTAATAGAAGTATGCTGTGTAACGACTTCACACAGATCAACGACCTAGGCTACGGAATTGTTGTGGCCAATGGCGGTCTTACAGAAGCTGTTTCAATGTTTACCTACTACTGCCATATTGGTTACTATTCAGTGACAGGTGGTCAGATTCGTTCTGTGGCTGGCTCTAATGCACACGGTAATTATGCATTGGTAGCAGAAGGTGCAGATCCACTGGAGGTGCCAACTCCAGCTACTATATATGAAGAACTCAGCCAACGTGTAGACAGTTATTTCCCCAGCGGTGCATATGCTAACGTGGCTGGAGGTCTGCTGATATATGTAACCAATTATGAATATACTCCGCTGGGTGGTTCAGAGCTAGAAGTATTGCATCCCACAAACAACAGCATATATCGATATCCTGTAACTTCCATAACCACCACTGATCTACCTGTAGGAGTCGCAAGATTAAATCTTTCTACAGGTACAGGATCTGCCACAGAAGGTTTGTTTGCTGTGGTTGCCGATGGCACAAAAATGACGCTGAGACAGTCAAGTCTCACACTGCTAACAGGTGGATTAGAAGATGTTGCTGTAAGACCGTCTACTGGTCTTAAACTGCGCGAGACCCTAGATACAGTTTATCGTGTTCTACAATTCAACTCATATGTAGATTCAAATGGCCCGTATGAAGTGCTGTTCAATATCAATTCTCCTGCAAGGTTCCAGGTATTACTGACCATTACTACTATTGCGTCTAATGTGGTTACTACCAGTGGTAACCACAAACTGAGAATTGGTGATAGAATTATTCCTACCAGCACTGCCAATAACTTTGTGAGTGGAACTACTTATTACATTCGTACACAACCTAGTTACAATACATTCACAGTATCTACCAGTCCTGGTGGAAGCACATTTGTATTGGCTAATGGTAGTGGGTTGACTATCAAAGCTGTGAAATCACACAAGCTGTTAGAAGCCTACACTGTGAATTTTACTGCTGCTGGTGTGGGTACACTACCTGCTCCAATTTTAGCGGGCCAACTATATTATGTGTTGCCAAACAATCTCACTGAAACTGAATTCAGTGTCAGCACACAACAGAACGGAGCGGCAGTAAACATAACCACTGCTGGTAGTGGTACACATCGATACAACCTCGCTGGGCTGACTCTAACTCAGACTAGAGAAAACTATAATTACATAGACATAACAGTGATCCAGCCTGGAGAATTTATAACGTCAACTCCGACCGGCACAACCTGTACTATCAGCATAGCCAATCCAGCTGTGGTTACATTAACCAGCCATGGATTCGTAGCTGGTGATGTAGTTAAATTTACAACCACTGGTGCGTTGCCCACAGGCGTAAGTATGCTGAACAGATACTTTGTGTTGGCTGCTGGACTGGGTGCAAACAGTTTTAGAATTTCAGCTCAACTAGGTGGCGATGCTGTAGAAACTACAGGTACTCAGAGCGGTGTACACAATGTTGGGTTAGTCACTGGACGTGCAGGCGATACTACGTTTGCTGTGGTGGCGATTTCTACATCAGAAATATCAAGAACACAGGGCAGTAAATTTGTATATCTGGGTGAAGAATATATTATAAACACGTATCAACCAGAAGCTGTAACTAATCAGCCGTTTGGTAGAATCATCCTTAATCGAGCATTGGTCAACGCCATCAACAATTTAGATAGTGCATACACTATTAAAGCAGGTGTGGCTGTGCGCAGCAGTGGCAGTCTTGGCACACTGACTATACGTATTTCATTGACTCGTGTTACAGGTCACGACCTATTAGAAATTGGCACAGGGTCATACGCGGACACCAACTACCCTAAAGAAATCTACGGTGCAAGTGTTAATCCAAGCAATCCAACAAATGAAGTAGAAGAACGTGACGTAGGACGCTGTTTCTACGTGACCACTGACCAATTTGGTAATTTCTCAGTAGGACCGTATTTTAGAGTAGACCAAGGTACAGGACAGGTTACATTCTCTAGTTCAATAGCATTGAGTAACCTCGACGGTATTGGTTTCAAACGTGGTGTTCCAGTCAGCGAATTTTCCACAGACAGCGGATTTACAGACAATGCAATTGATACTGTGCCCACTGAAAACGCTACTCGTATCTATTTAGAACGTCGACTTGGTCTAACTCACGACGGTGCGGTTGTTGGCGTAGGACAATTGATACCTACCATCACTGGTGGATACATGGCGCTGGATGGACAGTTGGGTATGAAATCCAACATGAATCTTAATAATAACAAGATCATTAATGTCACCGATGCTACTAATCCTCAAGATGCTCTTAATCTCAGAAGTTTTACTTTAAGCAATTTCCAAAATTGGGGAGGATCGAATCCTCAAGCCAGTCAATTCATGGTGTTCACCGGTGTTGGTAACACTGTGATCAATGCCACAGTAACTGGTGATTTAACCTTTGACCTACGCACAGGTGTAGACTCTAGTTTAAACAATGTGGATGTGCAGCTGAATGCCGGTGTGGTAAACAATGCAGAAGTTAATGCTGCGGCGGCTATTGCACAGAGCAAGTTGAATATGACTATCGCCACTGCACAGGCTGCTGCTCCTAGTGGTACAGCGGCTGTGATACAGGCGGCCAGCGGATTAAGCAGTTTCAGCAATGCAGACTTCGATGTCACTAATGGACATGTCACACTCAAAGCTAATAGTGTGTTGTTAGGAGATCTCGCACAGTTAGCTCCTGACACGTTGATAGGCAACAGTACCATAAGCACCGCTAATGCTGCCGCAGTGGCATTTACCACTGTGGTCGACGAAGGGTTGGCCATTAAGAAATCACAGTACAGCAGCGTGGGATTCTTGCGCAGAACTGGTGCAGCAACAGCATCAGATGCCAATTATGTTGTAGTGGCGGGATCCGCTGGTTCAAGTTCAAGCCTAGGCAATGGTGAAATCATTGTCAGAGACAGCAGTGGTGATTTTGGTGGTAGAACCATAGATGTTCAAAACATCAAGATAGATGCTAACTTGGCCATAGACACTGTGAGCACTACAGCCACAGACGGATACCTTAGATATTACGGGTTTGATTCAGCAGGCGGTATATTAATACAAACCAGTTCGAGTGTTGCAGCTAATAGAAAAACTGCATATTGGAATAACTTCCATGAATTCAAAACGCAGAACGGTGTATCAGACGCACCTATTACCTGTTCTACTGTGACGGCGAGTTCTATTCAGGTGCAGGCTATTACCACAGGTGGTAATACCACAGCAGGCACTATCACAGGTCGTTGGACATTAACTGGCACATCACCTAATGAATCAAGACTACAGGCCACATACTCCGCTGACCTTGCAGAATACTACGAAGGCGACAAAGAGTATGAAGTCGGAACAGTTCTTGTGTTTGGTGGAGACAAAGAAGTCACTGTGACTAATACGCAAAGTGACAATCGCGTGGCAGGTGTTGTATCTAACACTGCTGCGTTTGCCATGTATGAAGGATGTCCGGGACTTAAAAATCTAGTAGCTTTACAAGGTCGCGTACCGTGTAAGGTAGTAGGAAAAATACGTAAAGGAGAAATGCTTGTGACTTCAAAGATTCCAGGCGTTGCTGTAGCAGGCGGAAAAGATATCAAGGTCGGAACTGTGGTAGGTAAAGCACTGGTGGACTATGACAATGATCACATTGGCACAATTGAAATAGCGGTAGGGAGAACATAATGCCTTTTAATACAAATATAATTCCAGGTCGTCCTCCTATATTGTGGAGTGAGGTCAACGACGCTTTCGTAAAAGTTAATGAAAATTTTGACATTCTAGTTGCAACCATCGGTAGTGGCAGTGGACTAACTCCTATAGATTTTACTTCGTTGGACACTGATGTTACACCTACTACAGATAATTTACGCAGTCTCGGCGATACCACACACAGATGGCAATCAGTGTTTACTTCAGAGCACACTACCTCTAATCCGTTAAATGGTTTATGGGCTGGTAATGCACAGATCAAAGGAGTTGGTGTTGTTATAAACCTACCAGAAAATTCCACTGTTGGTGGAGATCCGCTTACTGGTATTGGAACCAGTTTAATTATAGACCCTAATAAAACATTCTTCAAAGAAATACAGGTAAACAATGAGCTGTCTGTGGTAGCAACAACATTCGGTGATAGTGTAAATTTCTTATCAGGCTCAGGTGTTGGCCTTGCTGTGAGTTCTGGTGCTGACTCAATCACATTCTCAAACACAGGTGTACTGAGTGTAGCAGCTGGTACTGGTATTACAACTGCCACAGTTAGTGGAGTGGCTACAGTGACTAATGCTGGGGTTCGCAGTCTACAGAGTACAACTGCATTGCCCTCAGGCAGAACCACAGGTGCAGGTATTAACATCACTGGATCAACTGGTGACAATCTAAGAATTACCAACGCAGGCGTGATCAGTATTTCATCTGGTGTGGGTATCACCGTGAGTTCTGATGCAGCCACAGGCGATGTAACTATCACGAACTCAGCTCCTGCAGTTAATACGTTTTCACAAATTCAAGTCGATGGTGATACCATAAACAGACTACAGGCTGACGCTGTCAGTGACGTGCTTAATATCAACGGCGGACAAGGCATCACATTATCTAAAACTGTTGGTACAGACACACTGACCATTGCAGTTAATCCAGTATTTGATTTGAAAGGTTCAGTGTTTGGTGACGATTCAACTAAAATTATTGACGCTGTAGAAAATAAAGTCTACGGCGGAATATTTGCAACAACATTGAGAACAACAGAATCTAAAATTGCACTAGGCCAAGGTGCAGGAGGCGACGGACTGCAAGGTTTAGAATCTGTTGCTATTGGCTTTACAGCAGGTGGATTTACTCAAGGAGACTACGCTGTTGCTATTGGTTCTGGTGCAGGCAACATTGGACAAGGGAATCGTGCTGTTGCTATCGGAGCCACTGCAGGTGTAGATCAAGGCGATTACGCTATTTCTATAGGCAACAGTGCAGGGTATCCGTCAGCTGTTTCGGGATCCATTGCAATTAACGCATCTGGATTTACACTAGATGCACCGGCAGCTGGTTTATATATTAATCCAATTCGTTCAACTGCTAATGGCAGACCGTTGATGTATGATACATCAACTAAGGAATTGTTTTCTAGCAATGTACTAGAATTTTTTGGTAGTAGAATTTCAACCAGCGACTCATCGGGTATTGTCGTAGATGTACAAACAACATTCAACACAGATGTTACTGTTGAAAATGATTTAAATGTCACACAGCGATTGCGGGTACAAGGTAGCAGAGTTATTAATATAAGCGAATTACAAACCATTGTGGCGGCAAGTGCAGATTTTGCTGCATTTAAAACAGCAATAGCAGCATTGGCATAATTGGAGCGATAAATGGCAAAACAGAATATTAATGTAGGTACCGCAGCTAACGACAAGAAGGGCGATAGCCTACGAGCTGCCTTCCAAAAAGTCAATGCCAACTTCACAGAACTCTACACTGAGCTGGGATTGGTTGTTGATGCAAACTTAAACCTAGGAGCATTTGAATTTGCGGGCAGCACACTAAGTACCACAGACAGTTCAGCCATTGTAATTGATCAAGCTGTCACGGTCTCTAGCAACTTGACAGTAGGTGGCGATGTTTTGCCCAGTGTGACCAATGGTGGTGATCTAGGCTCGGCTGCTAGACCTTGGCGCAGTCTGTATGTGAGCAACAATACAATTTTCTTGGGCGGCACAGCATTATCTGTAAACGGTGCAGGCAATCTATTGGTCAACGGCAGTCTAATAACTGGTGGCGGTGTTTCAAGTTATGCTGACCTGTCAGGTAAACCCACATTGTCCGCTGTGGCCACTACAGGTGCTTACGCTGATCTAACTGGCAAGCCTACTTTGTTCAGCGGAAGCTATGCTGATCTAACCAACAAACCCAACCTTGCAGGCACATACCAGTTTAGTGTGGCCGCAGATGATTCCACACAGCGAGTAATAAGCACAGATGAAGTCATCAAATTTAGGGGTGCAGGTGGTATCACCACTGCCAGTGATGCCGAAGGCAATATTACTATCACTGGATCAGCTGGCAGTGTTTCCAGTTTGGTCAACGGTGCCTACACAGCGAGCCTTGGTAATACTGGTGCATTGACATTACCAGCAGGCGGGATTATTTCAGAGGGTGGCGGACTCACTGGTGCTATCAAACTCAGACCCGCTGGCGGTGCCAACGCAAATCAAGCATTGTTAATTTACCCCACTGCCGGTGCACCAGACGGTGATCACGTACACTTGACCGCAGGCGGCGGCTCCACTGAATTATATCTAGGCAATGATACACATTATGTCAAGTTAGTTGACGGTGGCAATGTAGAAGTAAGAGCCTCCACTGCAAATTTGTCCAGTCAGGCGGCTTGGACATTTGAAACCGACGGCGAATTAGATACCATCCGACCGTTGGGGATAAAAGTTCCCAATGGTGTGCCAACCGATGTTGCTGTGATCAACAGCACCAGTGGCAGTTGGGAAATGAATCCCAGGTCTGACTTGGCCACAACAGGAGGTTCAGGCAGTGGACTGACTGTGAATGTTACTGAGACTGGTGGATATGCCAGTACTATTGCTATTGCTGAGATTGCCGGTACAGGATATCTCAACGGAGATGTTATAACAGTTACAAGTGGCACATCAAATGCCACATTCACTATTGTTATTGGAGGTCGAAACACTTGGCAGTTTGGCACAGATCGTGCATTAACATTACCTTC